TCACGCGACCTCACCACCCTCAGCCTCGACCTCGGCAACATCGACCGGCAAGGCCGTGGGAGATTCCTGGGAGATCAACTTCAACCCCTGCTGCCGCTTCCGGCGAGGCCGAGGAGCCTCCCACTCCCGATGGTGGTCCCTCACCCCCAGCGCTGTCTCCCACAGCTTCTGCAGATCCGCGGCGATGTCCAACTCCATCGCCAGCGTCGTGTGCGAGTACGTGCCCTCCACGCCCGGCAGGACGTGCCGCATCCGCTCCTCCACCGCCACCCGCGGATGCTTCAGCTCGTCCAGCCACACCTTCATGCTGTGCCGCAGCCCGTGCGGCACGATGTCCCGGATCCCGGCGACGGCCTGCATGCTCGGGAGCCTCGCCGGCCTTCCCAGCCGGTCGGGTACCGCCTGATGGCCGTCGACCCAGCGCCGCCAGATGTCAGCGTAGAAGTAGGCCCCGGTGTCCATCTTCTTGCCCGTCGGACTGGGGAACACCCACTCCTTGTCATGGGATGCCAGCACCTGCCGCAGCAGGCCGGCGAGGAACGGCGGCAGGATGATGCTGCCCGTCGACCCGTACTTCGGCGGCACCTGCTGCTTCTCGCCGTCCACGTACTGGCTCTGCTCCTGCACCAGGAGACGGCATCCCTGGCCGTGGTCGTCGAGGACGAGGTGCTCCCGGCGCAGACCGGCGACCTCGGAGATCCGCAGGCCGCAGTAGGCGACGGTCAGGACCAGCGTGTAGCCGACGACGCCGCGCATCGCCTTCGCATTCCGCGCCAGCAGCAGCGCCTGGCGCGGGGTCGCGATGACGACTTCGTCGTGCTCCTGCTTCCCCTTGAACTTGCCGCGCCTCCGCGACTGCAGCGTGGGCACGGGGTTGTCGGCACGGACTTTGGAGGCGACCGCGTCATCGAACATGACACGCAGCACCGACATGACCGACTTGACGTACCGGGGCTTGTACTGCTTGCGCAGCTGCTGCTCCCAGGTCTTGACGGCGACGGTGGTGACGTCGCCCATGGCGAGCTTCCCCCACCTCGGGACGATCACCGACCGGAGGCGCTGCCGGTACGTCTTGTCGCTGCGGTTGGCGAGCTCCACCGACTCGATCCACAGCTCCGACCACTCCTGAACAGTGATCCGGCTGTTCTTCGGGTCCAGGTACGTCTTGCGGCGCACGTCGGTTTCCAGACCGTGCGCGTATTCCTCCGCAGCCCGCTCAGTGTGAAACGGCTGCCCCTCGTCGTCCTTGCTGACGGACCCCCACGTCCCGTCAGGCTTCTTGTACCGCCCGCGGTACCGCCACTTGCGGGCCTTCTTGTCGTAGCTGCGCTTTTCCCCATACGCCATCGTGCACCTCGCCGAGCTGTTGGTTAGCCGGTGACGGCTCGAAGTGTGGCGTAGACGTGTGAATCATCCAACCGCCGCCAGCCGGCGATGGTGGTGCCCAGCATCTGCTGCAGCGCCCCCGCGCCGCGGTCCGTGATCAGGTCACGGTCGATGTAGATGACGAAGGTGCCGTTGTCCCGGTCGTCAACCCAGACGTCCACGTTGAACGGCATCTCTGACACGCGCAGAACCCGCACATTCATAGGTCCCCCAAGACCACCACGGGTGCCCCCCTTTGTGGTGTCCGGATATGAGACCACACCAGAGAGTGAAATGTGGAGGGATCGTGCGCAACGAACTGTGCAGATAGTTACTGCCCGTTCGCTGCCCGTGGTTCGTCGGGGTCGTCCGGCAGGCGGTGCAGGTTCGCCTCGGCGCGCCGCCAGGCGAGCAGTGCCTCCTGGATCTGCTCCGGCGTCGCATCCCGACTGCCGTGCACCACTACCGTCATGCGGGCGCCCGGAATGCCGGGCAGTTGGATCACCTGCGAGTCGATCAGCGGGTCGTCGCTCTCCAACTCGTCGACGACCCGCAGCGGCAGCTTCTCCCGCAACGGATCATTGCCGCGTCCGAGCGTGGCGGTGGCTTCGTGAACGACCGGGACAAGGGTCGGTTCGCCGCCGCGGAGGACGGCGAGGCCCGAGCCGGCCGCCCATCCGATGTGGGGCTCGACTTTGGCGAGGCTCTGCGGCATGCGCGAACGCGGTTCGCCGCCTTCGAGGTTCTGGACGGTGCCCTCGCTGACGCCGGCGCGTTCGGCGAGGTCGATCTGGCGGAGGCCGCGCGCTTCGCGGGCTGCCTTGATGGCTGCTCCGAGCTTGCCCCACTGCCAGGTGGTCCGGTCCTCTGTCATGGCCTTCATCATGCCGCACCGGTTGGCAACACGCACCCATCGATTCCCCCAATTGACCAGGATTGATCGGTGATGGGGGCGCATTTTTGTTGCCTCGTTGGCCCTTCGTTGCGCTCGCGCGCCGTGAGTGCGCCCTTGCTCACCGAACTCCTATGGCCATGGGTTCGACACCCAACACGGCCACTCACACCCAAGCAATCCCGAACTACACCCAACGAATCCAGCGCAACGGCTTGCCTTCCAGCCTTCATTGGGTCTACGTTGCGGGTGTGAGACCGAACGGAGCCGCAATGAAGGCAATCCGCGAGGCACGGGGGATCAGCCTTCAGCAGCTCGCCAAAGACATCGGCCGAGACGTCGGCTTCCTCTCCAAGGTCGAACGCGACCAACAAGGAGCAGGAGCCGAAACCCTCCACCGCTACGCCGAGCGTCTCGCCGTGCCAATCGCCGCCATAACCCACAAGGAGACACCCCGTGATCAAGAACGATCTGGATCCCCCCACCGACGAGACCCTGATCCTGCACCTGACCCAGCTCACCGCAGCTGTTGAGCGACTGGCCTCCGGCCCGAGCCCCGCCGAGCTGGAACTGACCGCGTTCACGCCGGCGCGGGCCGCCGAACTCCTCGGCAAGACCGAGAACTGGGTGGTCGAGAACATCCAGGCCGGCCGAATCCCCCACACCTACGTCGGCAAGTCGCCGCGCATGACGGCCGACCACATCCGCTGGGTGCAGGCCCAGGGCGAGCGCGTGCCGAACAAGTACGCCAAGCCGCTCAGCACCGCCCGCGCTGCCGCCTGACCGGCAACGCAAAGAGGCCGCCGCGACCCGCTAAGCCCGCGACGACCTCACGCTCCACCCCATCCAGAGCACGCAACGAAAGGGGCTTCACGTGCCTCGATCATCCCAGACTCCGCTGGACTTCTCCCCGTTCGACGACGAACTGTCCGGCAAAGACGGCATGGGCTGCCACTGCAGCCTGTGCAACGACCTGAAGTACGCCCACGGCCGCCACGACTACCTGCTGCCGTACTCCGCCGCTCTGCACGCGGCGCTCGTGGCGGGCACGCACGTGCACGTCAGTTGGGGCGAGTGGACGGAGAAGCTCCGCTCCAACGCCCCCAGTCGCACCGGACGCGGCTACCAGTCCGCGGGCAGCTTCATGGCGAGCGGAACCGGTATCGGCATGACTCCGGGTGGCATCACCGGTTCCACGTATCGGAAGGAGAACGGCCGATGACCGTCTCCGATCTCGACCCGTTCTGGGTCAAGGCCCGCTCCGAGTTCCTCGCCAAGGGCAGCACCTCCGCTGACCCGTCCGCGTGCGGCACCTGCCGTGGCAACGTCGCGGCCGGGGAGCCGGTGGAGCACGAGGGCTGCGCCCAGCGCGCCACGCTCCTCCAGGCCCCCGACCACCCGCACTACGAGATCCTCGCCGGCTTCTCCCTGGAGGAGAACGCGAAGCTCCCGGCCCGCTTCCACGTTCCCGTCTTCGACGACTGCGGCGTGCCGAACTCGTGGCTGTGCGCGGTCTGCTGGGAGGACGGCGTCGTCACGGGCTGGCCGTGCGCCACCGCCACCAAGTACGGCACCCAGGTCTTCACCCCGCAGCACGAGGCGGAGACGGTGGAGAAGCGGCAGGCGGCCCGCATCGCCGAGTTGGAGAACGCCCTGGCGGCGGCTGGCCGTTCGCTGTCGTCGTTCATCTTCGACTCGACCGACCCCGGCGCGGACGCGCTGGGAGCCCAGTGGCTCTACAACCAGGCGATGCCGCACGCGGACGACCCGTTCGCCCAGCCGCGCGCCTACCGGTCCAGCGTCTTCTCCGAGGCGTCGACGGCCGTCGAGGGCATGGAGAGTCGCCCGTCGGACGGCGAGTACTCCCGCGAGTACCTCAACGGCTACACGCACGGCTTGGACGCCGCAGCCGAGCACCTGGAGAAGCTCGCCGACCAGGCGGCCGAGGGAACCGAGGTGGCGTCGTGAATGCCGAGCAGTGGAACGCCCTGCACCCGGTCGGCACTCTGGTGTTCGCCTACCCGGGCTGCCGTCCGGAGGACGGCACGGGTACCCGCCTCGTGACCCGCACCCGCACCGCAGCCCAACTGTCCGCGTCCGGTGACCCGGTGGTCTGGGTGGAGGGGGAGGGCGCCTACATCGCGCTGACCCACGTCGACCCGGTGTCGGAGGAGGTGTGGGCGGAGGCTCTCGCGGCTGAGATGGCGGCCGAGCAGGCTGCCACGTGCCCGACGAACCCGCCCGGTCACGACTGGGGGAACGGGCTCGCCTGCCGCTGGTGCAAGGCCACCCGCACGCCCGCCGAGGCGATCGTGTCGGGGCTGGCGTCCCGCCGGGGTGGCGACGAGACCAGCGCACAGAAGTTGGTCGACGCCTACCGTGCCCAGATCCTCGCCGAGGCCAAGGTCGAGACCGTCGACTGGCTGGTGAAGAAGGCCAGCGAGTACTACTCCACCGGCAGTAAGCAGCACGCCCTCCAGGCCGACGCCATCGGGACGCTCGCCTCGAAGCTGGACCGGGGCGCCGTCCGGGCTTTCATCGGCACCGCCCACTACCGCGACGCCATCGACGAGCTGACCGCCGAGGCCCGAACCGCCGCCTTCGAGGAGGCCGCCGCTTTCTTCGACGGTCTGGCTGACGCCGAGACAGACCAGCACGGCTACCGGGCCCGCGTCATGCGCGGCGCCGCCACCGACGCCCGCCGACTCAACAACGGGGAGGCGTCATGACCGCCCGCCTGTCGCCGCAGCGCGAAGCTGAGATCGCCGCAGCGGTCGCCGTGTACGAGGGCCACCCGAACATCGGGTTCGCCTGCTGCTCGGCCCACGGCCCGGCCGACGGAACCCGCGAGCTCCTCGCCGAGTTGGCCGCGGTCCGCGCCGAACGCGACCGTGCCACGGCTGCCGCGTTCACGGCTGCCGCCGATCTGGTCGCCCGCTACGGGGCTGGCTCGGTCGAGCAGGGACTGTGCCGCGACATCGCCGTCCAGCTTCGCCGCCGAGCCCAGGAGGCGTCGTGATGGACGCCGAGACCTTCAACCGCCTGTACGCCGTCGGCACGCCGGTCCGCGCCTTCCCGGAGACGCAGGCGGAACGCCCCCGCACCACCCGCACCCGCACCGCCGCGGTCGACGTGCAGCACGGCCTGACCGTCGTCCACGTCGACGGACTGGTCGGCCCCGTCGACATCCGCGGCATCGACCCCCTGCCCGACAACTACCCCGTGGAGGCAACGCCGTGAAGATCTCCCTCTGCAAGCACCGCTTCCCGATCGTCGCCCCTGGCGGCTCGCTCTTTCACCCCGGCGACTGCTCCCGCTGCGGCATCACCTACCGCGACCACGAGACCGAGCTGCGGCGCCAGGAAGAAGCGCTGATCGTCGGCAGCAGCCGCTACGGCAAGTGCCCCGACTGCGGCCACAACCGTCGCCTGTTCCGCTTCCAGCCGCCCGCCCAGCCCTGGCACAGCCCCGACGAGGAGATGCCCGTCAGCTTCCTCTGCATGGGCTGCTACAACACCGCCGCCGACACCCACAACGCCATGGTCAAGGGCGCGTTCGAGGAGGCGGCGGCGTGAGCGACACCAGCATCCTCAACCAGACGATCATCCTCGGCACCAACCCCGACGAGGTCGCCTTCGAAGTCCACGACGGGCACGCCTTCATCCTCCTCGGCCCCATCTCCATCGCCCTGCCCCTCACCGCCCAGCACGCCGTCGACAAACTCGCCACCGTCGCCGCCCAAGCCGCCGCCGACAACCGGGCCCGCCGACTCCGCGAGGTGGCCTGACATGGCGACCGTCATCGAGCCCCGACCGCTCGCCGACCTCGAACAGGACGCCCTCGCCCGCATCGAAGCGGAGATGGCGCGGCGGGCCCGCGGCCTGAAGCCGTGGACGCCGACCGAGTACGTCACCGAGATCGAGAAGGTCCACGTCCGCTACAACCACCGCCGCCAGTGGCTCCGCACCCACGAGCAGGAGACCACGGCATGACCACCTACCTGCATGACGGTGTCTGCTTCGACCTGGCCGTCACCCACACCGACGTGACCGGCGTCGAATGGCAGTGGTCCGGCGACTGGAACGAGACCGGCGAACCGTGGATGGGGGCGACCGAGCGGGGGAGCGTCATCTTCCTGCCGCCGCTGGTCTCGCTGCCCGACCTGTACGCGTGGCACGGGCCGCTCATCCCCACCCCGCGCCCCGCGACCGCCGCCCTCTACCGGCACGTCCTCCGACAGGCCGCAGCATGACCGCGCCCGTCGACCCGCAGGCCGCCATCGACGAACTCGTGGCCCGCGAAGCCGCCCTGGAAGCCGCGATCACCGCCGAACGCGAACGCGGCCACGAACTCCGCACCGCCGCCAGCTTCCGGGAGACCGAAGCCGCCGGCTACATCGACCGCACTTTCCTGGAGAAGCCGTGAACACCGCTCCCGACACGTTCATCGGCGCCCCGGTGCCCGAGCACCTCAAGCGGCAGTGGCGCACGTGGGAAGCCGCCGCATGGCGCCAGCAGCAGCACCGCGCCGACAACCGCATGTACCCGCCGGACGAGCGGTTCAACGTCAGCCCACCCAAGGACGTCTGCCCGGTCCACCACCAGATGTGGCTGGACTACCGCAACATGCACTTCGACCCGGACACCGGCGACCGCTGGCCCGGCAACCCCGGCTCACCGTTCCAATACGTCGGCGACAACATGCGCGAGCTCCGCGAGCAGCGGCGCGTGGAGTGGGACGAGAAGGCCTCCGCGGCGATGCGGCAGGTCGAACGGATCTGCCTCGCCGGCAACTCCCCGCAGTGCGGGCCGGGCGATGGCCCGGCCGACGTGGTGGCCATGCCGCAGCCCAGGAGCCGAACGGTCACCGACCTGCCCCTGCCCGCGGAGGCGTCGTGATCGCGATAGCCGCCCCCTTCGTCCTGATCATGCCGCTTCTGATCCTCGGCCTCGTCGAATACCTCCAGCGAAAGGGGCACCAGTGAGCACCCTCACCGTCATCGCGGGCGGCAAGCACAGCCAGCCGTACCAGAAGCTCCTCGCCCACACCCGCCGCATCGAAGACGACAACACCGTCCTCACCGGGGCCGTCGAAGAGCGTGAGCAGCAGCTCCACACGGCGCTGATCCGCGGCTGCCAGGACGCCATGGCCATCGCCGAACTCCGCGCCGAGAACGAGGCGATCAAGGAAGCGAACGCGGAACTCCGCCGGACCACGATCCGCGCCAAGGCCGAACAGGAACGCCTCCGCCGCGCCGTCATCAACGCCCGGCCCCGCATCCGCGAAGTCCCCACCGACCTCGTCCGGCCCTACTCGCCGACCGTCGTCCTGCCCTACGTCTCGCCGGTGCCGCACCGCGACACCAGCAACGACGAGACGCAGGAGATCGCCCTCATCGACGTGCCGCAGCCCTGGCCGACCTACCCGGCCGCCTGACCCGCCGCCCCGCCGGAAGACACCGGCCGGCGCGGGCGGCGCCCAAGAAAGAACCCCGAGCGCTTGCACCGCTCGGGGGTCCGACACCAGTAGATCACGGAGGACCCCTTGAATGCCGCAACCCATGAGGTGATCGCCCGCGCCGGCGCGACGCCCGTCCTCGTCCTCGCTATCGAGCCCGTGCCCGGCCTGCACGTCTACGAGCAGCCCGCCGAACTCCGCGGCCCCGGTGACGACACGACCCACCCCTGGCGGCTCGGACACCACTCCGGCTACGCCATGGCCGCCTTCACCACCAAGGAGGAGGCCGTGACTGCCGCCTGTGAGGTCGCTGACTTCGCGGACTGGACGCGCAGCGCCGACGCACTCCGCGGCGACCCCGGCTTCGACCTCACCGGCTACTACGACCGGCTGATGGAGAAGACCCGCGGCCTCCTCGTCGCCACCTGACCCGCCTCCACAACCCCATACCCGCCGCGCTGGGCGACCCCCACGCTCCGCGGCATCCCAGGCGGCCCGTCCCGCACCTCCCCCCGTCGGGACGGGCCGCCACCACCCCGCACACCCTCAGGAGCACCAGATGAGCACCACAAACCCCAGCATTCCCGCCGAAGTCGCCGCCCACGTCCTCTCCCACTACGGGCGCGGCGGCTACCCAGCCGGCGACTGGACCGCAGACCTGATCAGCCTCATCGACCGCGCCGACATGGTCCACCAGGCCAAACTCACCGCCACCTTCCCCGACTACGGCGCCGCCATCGCCCTCGCCAAGTACGACGAGGAAGGCATCGCCACCCTCCAGCGGATCGCCGGACTCCAGCCCACGCCGATCACCTGCAAGCGCTGCTGGGGCACCGACGGACCGTTCACGCCCGACGGCCTGTGCGAGCCGTGCGCCCGCCCCATGCCCCTGGACGGTGTCGCGTGACCGCCGCCGTCGAGGTCGAGGCGCCGAAGGTCATCGACGGACTGTCCGCCGAGGAGTACCACGCCGACCGCACGTCGATCTCCTCGTCCGGGCTGCGTGCCCTCCTCGCGCCCGGCTGCCCCGCCCAGTTCAAGTACGACCGCGACCACCCCACCCCGCCGAAGAAGGACTTCGACCTCGGGCACGCCGCCCACCTCTACGTGCTGGGGGAGGGGCCCGAACTGGAGGTCATCGACTTCCCGGACTGGCGGAAGAAGGACGCCCAAATCCAGCGCGACGACGCCTACCTGGCGGGCAAGGTGCCGCTGCTCACCAAGGACCACGACATGGTCCAGGCGATGGCCGACGCCATCCGCCAGCACCCCATCGCCGGGCCGCTATTCACGCCCGGCAGGGGAGTGGCAGAGCAGTCGATCTACTGGACAGACCGCCGCACCGGAGTCCGCTGCCGCTGCCGACCCGACTGGATGCCCACCCGACAGGAGAACGGCCGCCTCGTCGTCGTCGACTACAAGACCGCCAAAGCCGTAGACGAAGCAGCCCTCGCCAAAGCCGTCTACGACCGTGGCTACCACGCACAGGCCGCCTTCTACCTCGACGGCGTCAAGACCGCCGGCCTCCACGGCGACCAGGAGCCCGCGTTCATCTTCGTGTTCCAGGCGAAAACCGCGCCCTACCTGGTGCACCTCGTCGAGCTCGACTTCCCCGCCCTCGCCCTCGGCGGCGCCCGCAACGAGCGCGCCCTGCGGATTTACGCCGAATGCGAGCGCACCGGCAGCTGGCCCGGCTTCAACGACCGCATCACCTACCTGCCGCTGCCCGCCTGGGCCGAGCGGCGCGACCAAGAGGAGTACGCGTGAACCAGCCCATCCCCGTCCCGTCCACCACGGCGCCGGCCCGCATCGGTCAGGGCACCGCCGTCGAACAGTCCCGCGCCGCCGCCGAGGTCCAGGCCGCGGTCGTCGTCGCCCAGCAGTGCCCCCGCAACATCCAGGCCGCCGTCGCCGAAATGCGCGAGTCCTGCAAGCAGCAGGGCCTCGCCGAGCGGGCCTTCTTCCGCTACTCCCGCGGCGGCTCCACCGTCACCGGCGCCTCCGTCCACCTCGCCCGCGAACTGGCCCGCGTCTGGGGCAACGTCCAGTACGGCCTCGTCGAGATGCGCCGCGACGACGAGTACGGCCAGTCCGAGATGCAGGCCTTCGCCTGGGACGTCCAGACCAACTCCCGCAACAGCTCAACGTTCATCGTTCCGCACCGCCGCGACACGAAGAACGGGCCGAAGCAGCTCACCGACATGCGCGACATCTATGAGACGAACGCCAACAACGGTGCCCGCCGCGTCCGCGAGGCGATCTTCGCGATCCTCCCGCCCTGGTTCGTCGAAGAGGCCAAGGAACTGTGCAACCAGACGTTGCGGGACGGCGGCGGCAAGCCCCTCGCTCAGCGCATCGCGGACGCCATCAAGGTCTTCGAGGGCATCGGCGTCACCGCCGACCGCATCGAGAACCGATTCGACCGGCCGTCGACGAAGTGGACCGAGCACGACGTCGCCCAGCTCCTGGTCATCTACAAGTCGATCCAGCGCGGCGAGGTCACCGCCGAGGACGAGTTCCCGGCGCCCCGCGTGTCCGCCGACGAGCTGACCGGCGGCAACACCGACAAGCCGGCCACGGCGCCCGCCCAGCAGTAGCCCGCACACGCAACAGGGCCGCCCGCGGGCGTATCGCGGGCGGCCCCATCACCCGACAAGGAAACCACCTGATGAAGGCATTGACCATCCGCCAGCCGTGGGCGGGCGCGATCGCCCACGGAACGAAGCGGGTCGAGAACCGCTCGTGGAGGCTGCCCGCGAAGTACGAGGGCGCCCGCATCCTCATCCACGCCGGAGCCCAGCCCGACCGCCACGCGCAGGTGTACGGCGAGCACCTCGACGTGTACTCCGCGATCGTCGCCGTCGCCACGATCACCGGCTGCCACTACGACAACGGCAACCAGGTCTGCTGCAGCTACTGGGCCCAGCCCGGCCTCTACCACTGGACCCTCGCCGACGTGATCGCCCTGCCCGAGCCCGTACCCGCCAAGGGCGCCCTCGGCTTCTGGACGGCGGACGACGACGTGCTCGCCGCCGTCCAGGCACAGCTCGCCGACACCGTCTGCTAACCGGACCCGCTGGGGCTGCCGCGGCCCGAACCTGCGGCAGCCCCACCATCCAGCACACCACACACCGAGGGAGCCCACTATGGCCCGCAAGCTCACACCCGCTGAACGACTCGCCTCCGCCGAGAAGGACTTCCTCCTCGAGGAGATCTACGACCAGTCCTCCTGGGACCAGTTCCTCGTCGAGCAGGCCGTCTTCCACTTCGGCCAGCGCCACAACGACTTCTCCTGCAACGACCTGCGTGACGTGCTGCCCGAGTTGGGCCACGGCTTCCTCGGCGCCGCCATCAACGCGCTCAGCCGCGGCGGAATCATCCAGCACACCGGACGCACTGTGCCCTCCACCCAGGCCAGCACCCACGGACACCGAATCGGGGTCTGGACCCTCACCCACAAGGGCCGCCGCATAGCCGCCCAGCGTCGCGCCGCCCGCCAGGCCGCCGCCAGGAGGGCCGCAGCGTGAAGCTCACCGACGACATCCTCACCGCGCTGCGGGAGCGGACCGCCATCGACGGCACGCACCTGGTCCTCACCGGCCCGCGCATGGACCCGAAGCTGTACCAGCGGGTCAACGAAGTCCTCGAGGCGGTCGGTGGCCGGTGGACGACCAACGAGCAGGCCCACGTCTTCCCCGTCGACGCCGCCCAGGCGCTCGCCCCCGTCCTGGAGTCGGGGCAGGTCGTAACGCTGCGGGAGAAGCGGCAGAGCGCCCAGTACTTTCCCACCCCGAGTGCCGTCGTACAGCGCCTCATCGACCTCGCCGCGATCAAGCCGGGCATGGAAGTACTCGAACCGTCGGCCGGCTCCGGCGCCATCGCCACCGCAGCCACCACCGCGGGCGCGGTCGTCGACTGCATCGAACGCGACCCCGGATACGCCGCCGTCCTCACCGACACCGGCGTCGCCCGCACCCTGACCGTCGCCGACTTCCTCACCGTCCCCGCCCAGCCCTGCTACGACCGCATCGTCATGAACCCGCCGTTCACCAAGGGCGCCGACATGCAGCACATCGAACACGCCCTGCGCTTCCTCAAGCCCGACGGGCTGCTCGTGTCGGTCATGTCGTGGGCGGTCACGTTCCAGGGCCGGAAGACCGCCAAGTTTCGATCACTCGTCGAAGCCCGCGGCGGCACCGTCGAAGCGGTCGCTGGCGGCGCGTTCAAGGAGTCCGGCACCGATGTGGACACCGTCATCGTCACCATCCCAGCTAGCCGGCCCGCCAACGCCAAGCCCACCACCTGGCCGACGCGTGAGATCCCGGAGCAGCCGGAGACGGAGTTCCGGAACCCGATGGAGATCCTCGACGAACTCCGCGACAACGTCCGCGACGCCATGGCCGAGTTCGACGCCCTCGCCGACATGCTCGCCCAGCCCCTGCCGAAGACCGACGTCGTCGAGCTCCCCACAGCCCGGGAGGAACAGCTCACCTTCGACCTCGGGGAGGCGTCGTGACCGTCGACCAGCTGGCCGCCGCCATCGACGCCTACACCTGGCTCGACACCCAGATCGACACCTTCGGGCCCGGCGTGGTCCTCGCCGCCGCCTGGTGGCTCATAGGACGCCTCACCTGGCGCACCCTCGACCGCCTCGCCGACGCCCACGACCGCATCACCGCCGCCCGCGAACTCCTCGCCGACACCCGGCCCGCGGAAGACACCCAGCCCGGCACCGACAACCAGCTCCTCAACACCTGCCGCACCACCTGGAACACCGACACCCCGCCCCGGAAGGAGAAGTAATGGGCCGCCCCGCCATCCCCGCCGAAGCCTTCGACCACGGAGACCCCCGCCGCTACCGCCGCGGATGCAAATGCCGCCCGTGCACCACCGCCGTCACCGCCGAAGTCCGTCGCGGACGCTACCTCCGCGCCACCGGACGCGGCCTCCTCACCACCACCCACCGGGCCGCCCGACACATCGCCCGCCTCCGCGACGCCGGCATGCCCGACCGCCAAATCATGGCCGACGCCCTCATCAGCGAGAACGTGCTCTACCGCATCGTCCGCGACGGCGACGAAGGCACCATCCACCGCTCCACCGAAACGCGCGTACTCGCCCTCAAGGCCACCAACACCGACCTCCCCGGATCCGGCAGCCAAACCTCCGGCCTCGGCACCGTCCGCCGGCTGCGCGCGCTCGCCGCCGACGGCTGGACCGCAACCGAACTCGCCCACCGCTGCTCCCGCCACAAACAGTTCATCGTCTACCTGCAAAACCAGACAGAGACCACAACCGTCCGCCGCTGGGTCGCCGACTACGTCACCAAGCTCTACACCGAACTCGACGGCCTCAAGCCCGAAGACCACGGCATCGCCCCCCACATCGCCGAACGCACCCGCAGCCGGGCCGCCTCCAAAGGCTGGGTGGGCACCGCCTACTGGGACGACGAAGCGCTGGACGACCCCGCCTACGACCCGGCCGAGACCCTGCGCGAACTCAACTTCTTCGAGCGTGCCCAGCTCCGCCGCGAGGAGATCGAGCACCTCGCCTGGTGCGGCCACAGCCCCGAGCAGATCGTCGACCGGCTCAACGACGAAGTCGCCATCTCCACCGTCCGGCAGGTCGTCCAGGAATGGCGCACCGGACAGAGGCGCGACCGCAAGCGGCCAGCCGCCGCATAGCCCACGACAAAGGCCCCGCCACGCGGCGGGGCCCGGAGGACGAACGAAAGGAGGCGGGGATGTCAGGCGTTCCGGTTGTACTTCGCTTCGAAGACCACGGTGGTGTCGTCGTCCCGTCGGAGGGTCACGTCAGGCCGCGGGGACGCGTCTGGCCGCTTGGGGAGCGTCGCCTTCGGCCGGCGCAGGTACCAGGCGATGAATTCGCGGACCAGGCGGGACCGCTCCCGTTCTCCCACGAGCACGCCGAAGTCATCCCAGTCCTTCTGCGGGATACGGACGGGACGGGCGGTCGTGTGGGTCTCCTTCGGGGCCATGGTCCGAGCGTAGCGCGTGTGTGTACACGAGCGCCAGATAGGGCGTTGCCGTGTACGTACACGACCGGTAAGGTCGTGTACGTACACGGAGGCGTCAAGTCGAGCCCCCCGTCTACCCCTTTGCGCCCTCAGAACGACCAGCGCAAAACGATCAAAGGACACCACTCAATGGCCGTCTCCAAGCGACTCCGCTACGAGATCCTCCGCAGGGACAACCACACCTGCCGCTACTGCGGCACGTCCGCCCCGGACGTCCCGCTGCGCGTCGATCACGTCACCCCCGTCGCGCTCGGCGGCACCGACACGCCCGACAACCTCGTCGCCAGCTGCGAGCCGTGCAACAGCGGCAAGAGCAGCGCAACCGTCGACTCCGCCGTCGTAGCCAACGTCAGCGACGACGCCCTCCGCTGGGCTGACGCCATGAAGCAGGCGGCGGAGGATCTCCGCCAGCTGCAGGCGCCGAAGAACGAGTACCGCGAGTCCTTCAGGAAGACCTGGAGCGGATGGACTCGAGAGAACGGCTGGAAAACCGAGCGCGTCGAACTGCCCGACAGTTGGAAGGGCAGCCTCGACGCCTTCTATGCGGCCGGCCTGCCGCAGGAAGTCTGGCCCGACATCGTCGAGAAGGCCATGACCAACCCCACGGTCAGGATCGACAACACCTTTCGCTACGCCTGCGGAATCGGCTGGCGCATGGTCAAGGAACTCCATGAGCGCGCGCAAGAGATCGTCACCCCGTCAACGAAGAAGGCCCCCGGCTCGCTCAGCCTGATCGGACAGGCGGCCGTCGACCGCTGGGCCCGCGCGTGGGCATCTGATCTGGAAGCGGAGCCCTCGGGCGAACTGCGCGCCCAGTTCGCGCGCAGCCTCATGGAACTTGAGGCATGTAGCGAATGGACAGACCCCGAGCAGGTGATCAGGGCGGCCATCTTCGGCGGATCCACAGGCGTCTCAACCATCCAGGATGCGATGGCCGGGGCCACCGACCAGGAACGTGCCGACGTCGTCATCGAGTGGTGCGACGCCTGGACCGAGCTCGACGGGCTATCCACGTACATTGAGCCACCGGACACGTTCCTGCTCAGGGTCGTCCAGAACCAGGTCGACGACCTCGCGGATGGCGGCGTCTCGCTGGACCGCATCAGGCGCGCCGCACTCCTCGCCGGCTCCCACCACTCCTCGGAGCTGCACCACGGACTGCGCCCGAACGAACTTGAGTACACCGGCGTCGATGCATTCCGGCACCGTGCTGTCGACCTTTGGTCGCGCAGCTTCCGCGCGGGTGCCAACCGGTGGCCCGAGGCCGAAGAGCGAAGCGCGTTCATGAACCACTACAACCGCGTGGTCGCCGACGGCGACTTCTACCTCAACGACGTCCTCGCCGCCGCAGCCGCAGCAGGCGCCTACCAGGACACCGACCTCGCCACCTGCCTTCCGCGGCACCTCTCCGTTCTGGAGATCGCCGCGCAGCCGCTGGGCGGTGCCGCCTGATGGACCACACCGAAACCTCCAGGGAGAACTGATGCCCTGGTTCAGGATCGACGACAAGGCGCACTCCCACCCGAAGCTGATCAAGGCTGGGAACGCTGCGCTCGGTCTGTGGCTGCGCTGCGGCTCCTACGCCGCACAGCACCTGACCGACGGCATCGTGCCTGGCGTCGTCGCCGAGCTGTACGGCACCAAGCCGCAGGCGGCCAAGCTCGTCAAGGCCGGCCTGTGGCACGAGCACGGCCACAACTGCCCCGACGGATGCCCCGCCCCGGCGCCCGGCGACTATGTCTTCCACAACTTCCTCGACGACGGCCGCAACACCTCCCGCGCCCGCGCCGAGGCCGAGCGGAAGAAGGCCCGCGACCGCCAGTCGAAGCACCGCGAGGGCGCCCGCGGGGGGCGTCCCAGCGACCGAAAAGGCGATGGAAACGCCGACGAATCGAAGGACTTTACCTTCGATTCGTCCTCCAAAAAAAGTGAAAGTGCTTCGGAAAAATCTCAAAGTTCCGACAGCAGTGCAGGTCAGAGCGGGTTGTCACGGCGTGACGCTTCCGTCACGGGTATCCATGCCGCTGCCACTCCATACCCCAGTACTTCCTACGGAAGTACTGGTGCTGCTAGCGAGCCGCGAGCGGACGGCCTCCCCGACCCCCTCGCCGAACTGAAGCGGGGCATCGCCAACGCGGGCCTCGCAGGCGTCGGCTGGGACCTCCGAGAGTCCGGCTGGGAGTACACGCGGCAAGCCATCAACCGCGTCGGCGTCGCCGCGATGGTCGCCTTCGCCGTTAACTCCGCCCGCCTCAAAGGCGTACCGGCCGGGGCCTCCGCCTGGGTGCAGGGCTGGCGAACCCTCGAGGCCCCCGAGGAGCAGAACGGAATCGCGTACTTGCCCACCGCAGTCGGGCAGAGCGGCCCCGTCCCCCGTCAGCAGCAGGAAACCAACGACCTCTTCGACCGCGCCATGCAGCGCGCCAAGTCCCGCATGCAGGAGGATCAGTGACCCCCGACGAAGCTGTAGTGCTCGCCCGCTACGTGCGAGCCCTCTGCCCCCAGCAGAAGTTCGACGAGTACACCCCGGATGCCTGGCACGACGTCCTCGCCGACTTCGCCCTCGCCGATGCCCGTGCCGCCGCCGCCGCCGTAGCCCGCAAGCAGCCGTTCGTCAGCCCCGCCGAGATCATTGCGGAGATCCGACGCACCCGGGACGACCGCGCCTCCGACATTCAGGGGCCTGGCCTGCCCGCCGAGGTGCCGGACGCCGACCCGGACGACGTCCAGGCCTACCTGGCGGCCCTCCGTGGTCAGCGCACTCGTGCAGCGGACGGTCAGGTGATGAAGCGCCGTCCTGTCGCTGAGCTCCTGGCCGGCGTCGGCCGGGAGATCCCGGACGAGGTGGCCGTCGTAAGACGTCCGGGCCCGCTGGGCATCGAGTGCCCCGCGTGCGGAGCACCGATAGGCAGGCCCTGCCGGATGGACAGCGGTCGGGAACGCGCTCCCCACTCGGCACGGTCTGGCCGTGACGAGCAGGCCGAGATTGAACGCCGCAAGGCGGCCTCGGCCCGCATCCTCGGCAGCCAGACGGACGAAGGTCCCGGCGTCGAGGAGGCGTCGTGAGTGACGCGCAGATCCCGGACGACGACGGCATCCAGGTTGAGGACATGCGGGCGGTCCGTGCCGGCGGCCGGGCTGAGCTTCGGGCGCTGATGCGGGCGCAGATCGACATCGGCCGCGCACGCCGCACCGAGCCCGCCAAGCCGGCGGCGGCCCCGAGCCCGCCAGGTCACCGTCCGGGCGCCTGGCCAACGGGAAGTTCGCCGCCGGGTCCACCACCGGAGTGGAGCTACCCGAAGGCCGCCTGGGATGCGGCCGTCCGCCACTACCGCAACACCGAGCACTTCCCCGACCAGCCGTGCGACTGCGGCAACTGCCCGCCAGAGGAGAACCAGTGAAGCCCGAGATCGAGTTCAGCAACGCGGCCCAGCGGCTGCGTACCCAGCCCGACGCGCCGCAGGACCCCGAGGTCATGGAGCAGGTGGCCGACTGGCTGGGCTGCCAGGCCATGCTCGGCTCCGAGGACCGCGGCGGCGACACCTGCACCTGGTGTGACGGCAACCACGCCCTGCTGATCGCCCGTGCCGTGAACGGGGGCCGTCGATGACCACTCGCCAGCCTGCCGCCCAGATGCCGGAGTCCCTGCGCCACGTCCTCCGTGCGAAGCAGCACCCGGCCCGGTCCGTGCCGTGCCCGCACTGTGGGGCCGCCGCGCATCGGCCGTGCCGGGTCCGTACCCGGAACACGGTCCTCAGTCAGCCGCACCCGCAGCGGGTGTCGGACTGGGCTCAGGCCACGGCCTGCTGCCCGCAGTGCCAGGTCGGGCTGGCCACCCCGTGTCACGAGGACGGCCGCGCCCGCCGCACCGTCCACGCCCGCCGCTACCAGGAAGCCGAGGCGACCGCCGCATGACCCCCTACGAGCGCCTGATGGCCGAAGCCGTCCCTACGGGCACGTTCGGGCGCTCGCGCCCCGAAAGGCCGCGAGAGGCCCCTTCGCGGCCCTCCTGGACCCCGGAGGAGCAGGCCGCACACCGCGCCGAACTCGAAGCCGCCCTCGTCGGCTTCGAAACCCGCGGACCCCATCGGCCCCTGCTCCGAGTCATCGACGGCAACACCAGCACCACCACTTACCGGAAGGACGCCGCATGATGTCTCAGCACGACAACGACGCACTCACCGTCATGGACTGGTTCTGCGGAGCCGGAGGCAGCAGCCAGGGCGTCCACGCCGTCCCCGGTGTCCGGGTGGAGCGCGCCGCGAACCACTGGAAGCTCGCGATCGAGTCGCACGCCGAGAACTTCCCGACCACGTCGCACTACCAGGGCGACATCCGGAAGGCCCCGGTGTGGGACTGGCCCGTCACCGACATCTTCTGGGCGTCGCCCGAGTGCACGAACTGGTCGGTGGCGAAGGGGAAGAAGCGGGACTTCGCCGGCGCCATGCAGGGCAGCCTCCTGGACCTGCTCGCGCTCGCCGAGGACGACGACGAGCCGTCCGCCGAGGAGGAGTCCCGCGCGCTGATGGAGGAGGTCCCGCTGTACCTGCGGGGCGTGCAGGAGCGCGGCGGGCTGGTGAAGGCGGGCATCGTCGAGAACGTCACCGACGTGCGTGCCTGGGATCAGTGGGACCGGTGGATCGGCGAGATCCACAAGCTCGGCTACCGCTCCCGGATCATCGCTCTCAACTCGATGCACGCGAACCCCAGGTCGGTGCACGCGGCGCCGCAGTCCCGTGACCGCCTGTACGTCGGCTACTGGCACGAGAGCCTGGGCCGGACGCCGGACTGGGACAAGTGGTTGCGCCCGCGAGCCTGGTGCTCGGGATGCGACGCGTTCGTGCAGGCGATGCAGGTGTTCAAGGACCCGAAGCGGGACATGGGCCGCTACCGGCAGCAGTACGTCTACCGGTGCCCGAACACCTCCTGCCGCAACCAGGTCGTGGAGCCGGAGGCCCTGCCGGCCGCTGCGGCGATCGACTGGTCCATCCCTGGGCAGCGGATCGGGGACCGGGCCAAGCCGCTCGCGGACAAGACCCTGAAGCGGATCGAGGCCGGGTTGAAGAAGTTCGCCCGCCCGGTGCCGATGATGGTCCCGGCCGGCGGTACCTGGCGGGACGCGGCCGTGTCCGTCGGGGAGCCGATGGCCGCGCGGACCACCCGCGAGAACGACGCGCTGATGGTGCCGCCGCTGATGGTCCCCGTGGAGGGCCGGGACGGGAAGAGCGCCGCGTCGGCGCACGCCCCGCTGCGGGCCATGACGACCCGGAATGAGACGGGGCTGGCGTGGCTGCCGTTCATCGCCGAGCTCCGCGGTGGCGGCAGCGTGGCCCGGTCCGTCGGCGAGTCCCTCGCCACGGTCACGGCGTCCGGGAACCACCATGGTCTCGTCGCTCCGGCCATGCCTGCGATGGTCATGCGGAACAACACCCCGCGCGGGAACGCCGCGCAGATGTGCACGCCCGTCGATGAGCCGTTCCGGACGATGACGACGGCCGGGCACCAGTCGCTCCTCACCTGGGAGCACATGCTCGTCCCGTACTACGGCAACGGCGCCCCGCGGTCCGTGAACGAGCCGATCGGCGCGCTGACGACCCGCGACCGGTACGCCCTCGTCCGGGGTGAGGTCGACATCGACGACGTGCTGTTCCGGATGCTCGAGCCGCACGAGATCGGCCGCGCGATGTCCTTCGCGGACAGTTACGTCGTTCTTGGCAACAAGCGGGAGAAAGTGCGTCAATACGGCAATGCCGTTACCCCGAACGCCGCCGAAGTCCTCGTCTGCGCCCTCGTCGAAGCGATCACCGGGGAGGAACTCACCCGGCACGAAGACGTCGCGGATCTCGCCGAGGCGGCCTGATGTCCCGCTGCGCGGCGTGCGGCCGGCGCCTACGCCGCCCGTCACCCACCGGCCTCGGCCCCGTCTGCGCCCGCCGACTCGCCCCTACCGCCCGCCCGTCGGCCACCGTGCGGGCCGCGCCACCACCCGACCACCACGTACCCGGACAGACCGAACTCGACCTCACCGACCACCAGCCCAGCCTCTGGTCGCTGTGACCAGCCAACCCGAAGGAGAAGCAATGACCGACCTGCACCTGATCATCACCCCGCCCGCGTCCGGGGATTGGTACGGCCGCCTCGACGTCCTGGAGGCACTGGAGGCGGCCGGATGGATCGCCGACGAGGACATGCCGCTGAGCATCCTGCGGCACCCGTCCGGCGCCGTTTGGGCCGTGACCAACGAGTCCGACGACTCCGGCCCGGACTGCCCGAACGGCGCGGTCATCGAGTTCCCCGGCTCGACGCCCACCGTCGTGATCGTCGCGGCCTGCCTCGCGGCGACCCACCCCATCCCGTGAACGCGGCGACCCGGGCGCGCTCGAACCGCGCCCGGGTCTCCGCCGGACCCTACCCGCCCAGGAGACCCCGATGACCAACACCACCCACGACGCCCTCACCCCGGGCCGCGTCTTCACCCCCGGCCCGAACGACATGGAGGACTGCTTCGACGGCGTCCTCGTCGCCTCCCTCGGTGAGACCGGTGCTGCGATCGCCCTCACCGGCGACAAGCGGCAGGCCCTTGAGGCGCTCGACCAGTACTACCGGCGCGTCTGCGGGCAGCCCAACCTGCTCGATGACACCACTGCGGATCTGCGGAACGCCTACTACTGGCTCGACTGCGGCCACGCCCTGTTCACCCGGCGTCCGGACGGCGGATGGACGGTCACGGCCGCCGCCGAGACCACGCCCGACGCGGTCCCCGTCACCTGGTTTCACTCGCCGGGCCCCGTCCCGCAGCCCTACACGCGGCGTGACGACCCGATGCTGCCTGCCGGTTCCGCTTGAGGACCGGTGGCGTCGAAACCGCACATAATCCGACACCCACACCACCAGGAGCGACCATGACCGACCACCCCACCGACCAGCAGCAGGCCGGGCCCCGGCGGGTCCAGCGCCGCCGCACGAAGGGCTGGCGCAAGCCCGACGGCGCCGTCTACGTCGGCCGCGGCACCCGCTGGGGCAACCCCTGCACCCAGATCCGCATGCCCGCCCTGGACGGCTCGGAGTGGGAGCGAGAGGGACGCCTCGGCAAGACGTCCGGCCAGTGGCACGGCTTCCGGCACCCCGACGGCACCACCACCTCGCACCTCGTGCAGGACGCCACCCGCGAGCAGGCCGTGGCGATGTTCCGTGACTGGCTCGTCCTGAAGCCGAGCCTCGCCGAGGCCGCGCGTACCGAACTGGCGGGCCGGGACCTCATGTGCTGGTGCCCGCTCCCCGCCGACGGCCAGCCCGACCACTGCCACGCCGCGGTGCTGCTGGAGCTGGCCAACCCGACCGAGTAGCAAGCCGGCCGCCTGCGCAGTCGAAGTGCGCGGGCGGCCGGTGCCCGAACCCTACCCACCCACCAGGAGGAACCCGATGACCGAACCCACCACCACCGGCCAGCACATCGGCCGGTCGTTCCGCGGCATGTCCGCCGACATCGAAGCCGCCTGCCCCTGCCCGAAGGCCCCGTGCGGGCTCGTCGTCGAGGACGGAGTGACGGAGGCGTGCGATCAGCATCACTGGTCGGCGGCGAAGACGATGCGGCAGTCGCACCCGGCTGACCAGTGCCCCGCTGCCGTCCCGGCCCCGCCTACCGACCCGACCGCCGTGCGCGAGCAGCTGCTGGCGGCGATCGACGGCACCCGTGTCCCGCCGCTCGGCTACGGGTCGCCGGAGGAGCTGCTGGCCGCCTACGACGCGTCCCGCACGAGCACCGCGCCCGTCGACCCGGCCGCGCTCGTCCGCGCCTGCGCCTCGTTCGTCCGCGGCACCTACAGCGGCGAATGGGCCGACGACGCGGCGGCGACGCTGGAGACGGACGCCGACCGGATCGAGCGGGGTGAGTCGTGCAGCCTGCTGCGCCTCGCGGCCGTGCTGCCCGCGGCCACCGGCCACGACACCGACACGGCGCCCGCCGCGACGTGCTCCGCGCAGTACCACGGCCCCGGCGAGGACGCGGCTCGCCTGTGCATCCGGGCCGCGCAGCACGAGCGCACCGCGCACACCGACGAACATGGCTTCCACTGGTCCGACACCGTCGCCATGTACCCGGTTGCCAACGGCACGTTCCGCACCGGCACCGACGTTCGCGCCGCGCTGCGCCGCATGGCCGACGAGACGGCAGCCACCGAGACGCCGGAGTGGGCGCGGCCGGAGACCGAGGAGGAGAAGCTCGCCAAGTGCCGACGCATGGCGAAGGCACTGTCCGCTCCGCCCGTCGCGCCTCCGGAGTGGGCGACCACCACGGAATGGCCCGGACGCCACAAGCGCCCCGGCGACCGCCGGGTGCACGCCACCGCGCGCTTCGTCGTCAACGACAAGCAGCGGTTCTGGACTGCCTGCGGGGAGCGCGTGGGGCGCGGCGGTACTCCGATGAGCCACATGCCGGTGGACTGCCGGGGCTGCAAGCGCGCCACCGCCGCCGGGGCGCGGCGGGGCGGGGCGTCGTGATCGTCGCCGAGGCGCTGGACGCGCTGTGGACGCTGCTCGCCGCGGCAGGCGTGTGGCTGCTCGTCGGCGCGGTCGCCGTCGCCCTGCTCCTGGCCGTCGTGCTGCTCACCGTCCACGCGGCCCTGTGCGGCCTCTGGGCGGCCTCCCGGCGGCTCGTGCGTCCCGGGCGTCGTCCGCGCCCCTCCTGGGCCCTGAGAGGCCACACAGCACGCCGCTACGCACGCCGCCCACCCGGCTACGACCACGCCGCCTGAACCCACCGCCCCGGCCCGACCGGCCGGGGCCCCACCCGGAAGGCACCCCATGACCCCCGCCGACGAACTCCGCGCCGCCGCCGACAAGATCCGCCAACTCGCCACCGCAGCCGCCGACGACAGCGGCAACACCGCCTGGAAGGCCAGCCGCCACTTCCCCGACCAGCCCGACTCCACATTCACCACCCTCTGGGCCGTCGGCGTGAAGCCCCTCCTCCGAGGTGGCCGACGCCCGCCCGCCTACGTGTCAGCGCCCGTCGGCGACTACGCCGCGACCATGGACCCCGCCGTCGGCCTCGCCCTCGCCGACTGGCTGGAGTGGCAGGCCGCCGCGCTCGACGAAGGGCGCATCGCCATCCCGGACGCCGCCCTCGCCGTGGCCCGCCAGATCAACGGCACCCCGTGACCCCGGCTCGGCGGACGGCTGCCGCCTGCCACCTCGCCGCCGGCATCTCCACCCTCAGCGCCGCCATCGCCGCCACCTGGCACCCGTGGTACGCCGTGCCCGGTCTCGTCGGCGCCGCCTTCCTCCTATGGGGCGCCGCGTCGGCCCAGGACGCGGGTGACCGGCGAGCCGATCTCCATGAACGCCTCCACGACGCCGCCGCCAGCGACACGGCCCTCCTCAACACCGACCCCGACCACCGGAGCGCAGCATGACCGACCGCATCCCCCTCGACGACCTCACCAGCGACCAGTTGGACGCCCTCTACGACCAACTCGACGCTGCGCACCGCCGGATCAAGACGCTGGAGCACGTGGCCGCGGGCAACAAGCGGCACGTACAGGCGATCGTGCCCGACCTGGAACGCGCCGAGGCCGCGCTCGTCCGCGTCCACCACCTCGCCGCCGTCATCCACGCAGGCGCCCCCTGGACCGCCAACCACACCGAACTCGCGGCCCGCATCAGGACCGCCGCCGGACCCGCCCCGGCAGCGGCCGAGGCGCCTGGCTACTGCCCGGCATGCGGGCGCGGCGACTGCGCCCCCACTCCCGATGAGTACGAGCAGCAGCGGCAGCGCGCCGACCGCGCCGAGACCGCGATCGCCCGGGTACGCGGCCTCCGAGAACGCGCCCGCACCGAAGCACCCGCATCCCAAGGCCCGACCTGGGAAGGCCTGGACCTCGCCCTCAACGACACCCTCCCGCCCGCCGAACAGACCACGGAGAAGTGACCATGCGGATCTACTACGACACCGAGTTCCACGAGAACGGCACCACCATCGACCTCATCAGCATCGGCATGGTCCGCGAAGACGGCGCCGAACTGTACGCCGTCAGCTCCGAGTTCGACCAGTCCGCCGTCCGCCAGCACCCGTGGCTCCGCGACAACGTCTGGCCGTCCCTCCCGATCCGGAAGAACCCGCCCGGCGTCCGCGGCACGGACCGCCTCGACCTCGACCACCCCGACGTCCGCCCCCGCGCGCAGATCGCCCGTCTCGTCACCGACTTCGTGCGCGCCGCAGGCCCGGACGTCCAGCTGTGGGCCTGGTACGGGGCCTACGACCACGTCGCCCTGGCGCAGCTCTTCGGCCGGATGATCGACCTGCCCGACGGCGTCCCGATGTGGACCAACGACCTGAAGCAGGAAGCCGCACGGCTCGGCGATCCGGCGCTGCCCGAGCAGCCGGACGGCGCCCACAACGCCCTCGCCGACGCCCGCCACAACCTGATCCGCGCGCAGCACCTGGACGCGCTACCCCGCGCGAAGGCCGGCCGATGCATCGCCTCGCACTGCGTCGAGGGCGACCACATCATCGCTCTCGACTGACCGACGGCGAAGGGGCGTGCCGAACCAGCACGCCCCCACCCGCACCCCGATCTGGAGGCCACCATGCCCCGCCGACCGCTGCACTGGCAGCCCGACGACACCTCGGCTGCGATCCTCGCCGCCTACGGCCGCCGCGGAGACCGGCCCCGCGACGTCCTCCGCCGCGCCCTACTCCTCCTCGCCCACGCCGACGGAATGTTGGACACCCGCGGCAAAGTCCACACCCAGCACCGGCCGCGGAGAGTGCCGTGAGGCAGCTGACCGCCCGGCAGCGGGAAGTCCTCACCCTCGCCGCGAACGGCAACCCCAACAGCACCATCGCCGCCTGGCGCGGCGTCACCGTCCACTCCGTCGCCGAAATCCTGTCAGCCGCCTACCGCCGGCTCGGCGCCACCGACCGAGCCCAAGCCGTCGCCATCGCCCTGGCCGTCGGCGAAATCGGCATCCACCAAATCCACATCCCCGACCAGCAGAGAGAAGCCGCAGCATGACCGACCTCCCGACCAGCCTGCCCTGCTCCACCGCCACCCTCCGCCAGCCGCATCCGCCGCACGACTGGGAACCGCAGCCCGGCATGAACCCCGTCCACTGCCCCGGCCACGGACAGCCCGAGCCGCCGCCCGCCCCGCCGTGGACGCAGCTCGAGGCGCGCGCCTTCAACGCGGTCCAGCCTGCGCTGCGGGAGGCGGGGGAGTGGCTGCCGCTGTCCGCCCGGCGTGCCGTAGCCCGCGCGGTCCTCGCCGAACTCCAGCCCGAACTCGGCCGCCTCGACAGGTACCGGGCATGGCTGGCCGACCAGGTCGACAAGGCGGAGCGCGCCGACCGCGTCACCGAGGAGCGCGGCGGCGTCCGGGACGAGCTGCGGATCAGCCCGCACAACGGACTCGCCGCCGGACTCCGCACCGCCCTCCACGGCCTCAACACCGCGACGGAGGCGTGATGCGCGGCGACGACATCCTCACCCGCATCGACGACACCCTCGACGTCTGGGAAGTCAGCGGCGACGCCATGCACCACCAGCCTGCGGAGGGCGAGCCGGCCAGCGGCACGGTGATCGTCGACGAGGCGGGTAGCTGGGCCGTCGATGCCCGAGACGCGCTCGGCGCGCACCTACTGCGGGCGGAGATCAACCGCCTGCGCCAGGCAGCCATATGCACCGACGGCGCGCCGCCCCAGGCCGGCCACTGACGAAGCCCCCGCCCCTCCGTGCAGGAGGTGGCGGGGGCTTCGTCGTGTTCAGAAGGTTCCGGTGCAGGCCAGGCATACGTGCGACGACTCCCACGCCGTCCGCTTCGCCTCGACCTGCTGCGCCGACCGCCACGCGAGCGCACCCCACGCGCCGGCGCCTGCGACGACGAGGAGCCCGGCGAGGCTTCCGCCGACCAGCAGCAGCACCCCCACCGCGACCGCCGCCAACGGCAGCCAGTACGAGGCCTGCGGCACCTCCGGCGGCGCGTACCGGCCTTTCAGCGGCGAGTCGGCGGGCAGGGACGCCCAGTAGTGCGGAAGATCCGCAACATTCGGTGACAAACACTTGACGGACGGGCAAGCGATCACAACAACTCCCAAGCAGCGGCAGACCGGGACAGCAGAGTCGAGGGATACCGGTCGGTACAGCAAGCGGCTTGGGGGAGATGTGGGCGGGAGCACAGATCAACAACAGGAAGGCCCCGCCCGATATCGGGCGGGGCCTCCAACTGGCCAACGGTTACGGCCAGTACAGCTTCGCGTCGCCCGGCGCGTCATCCAGCGGACCCCGCTGCGTCGGAAGAGGCCGCCCGATCTTGTACCCCATCGCCTCCAACGCCCGCGCCGCAACCTCCGGCGCATCGCGCACCGCAGTCATCAACTGGATCTGACGCCACGTCCGCAGCCGACCCTCGATCACCGACCGCCACCCCGGCTCCGTATCGATCGCGAACTCCCGCTTCAAGAACAGCAGCACATCCTCCAGCGCCGGCCGCATCCGATGCCCGCCCACCGGCAGGTGTATCGCCGACAGCCGCGGCAGCTTCCGCCGCTTGAAGCCCTGCTTCGGACGGCCCGAATCCGCCAGACGCAACAGGAACGCCACCTCGTCCCGGTGCGCGTGCACCTGAATGTGCGCGCCCGGAGGCTCCTTGCTCGTCCGCACGTACTCGAAGCGGATCAGCGGATCCGGGATGTCCGCGTAGTGGAGGTGAATGTCTGCCTGGTCGGTCGCCAGGAAGGTGCTGCTGCCGTCCCAGCAGCAGAAGTAGCGGGCCCGGAGGCTCAGCACCGGCTCGCCGTTGATCGAGACGGGAATCCGGAGTTCCGTCTCGTCATCCGTTATCGGCGACACCCGAACACGCGTCCCCATGTTGAGGGCAGTAAAAGGCGGGGTGTCCTCGCCGAGAACACCCCGCACCAAGCCAGTCAGATCATCAGCGAACTCGGCCGCTAACTTGTCGAGCCTCGACGTCTCCTCGGTCACCGTCGAGAAGGTAGTCGATGCCCTCGATGGTGTGCCACACGTCCAGCTCATCCATCGACAAGCTGTACATCTCAGCCCGGTCCCGCAACTGCTCGTAGGACATGCGGACCTCGGCCAGCAGGCTGCTCCTCTGCTCGCGTAACTCCTGCGGCGTCTTATGGATCACCGTCGTCATTGCGAACCCCCAACTCGTAGCTGACCGCCAGTCAAGCAGCACCCACCGACAGCCGTCCGCGCGCCCCGCACAAACAACATCCGACCGAGTGAAGCCCACCCAGTCCATACCCGCAAGACCACCACCAGACCCGCAGGTGACAGCGTCAATCCAGGCACACGAGTGAACCCCGGCCGCACTACGCCAACCGGGGCCCACGACGCGCCGCGCCGCCTACACCTCAGTCACTTCGAACGGCTCCGGCATCGGCGGCAACGGCACCCGCAACACCCGGCCCAACAAGGCGCGCGCCGTGATCTCCCACTCGACGACCGGCCTGCCCGCCGGACGCACGAACAGCACGGAATCATCCCCGCGGACGAAGGAGCCGCCCGTGAACCCCGAGTCCGCCTCCAACTCCACCACCTCCACGCCATACTCGGCGAACAGGTCAGAGAGTGGATCATGCAGGAGTCGGGTGCGGATGAGTTCCGCGTTGAATGAATTAGATGGAGGCGTTACTGTCGCCATGCAACTTGCCTTCCTGAGGTGGGTGGGTTGGTGGTCAGCGAGCCGTGAACTCGCTGGTCGAAATGGCCGGGCGGGTGATGACCGCCCGGCCTTTCGCGTCCCCGGGGGAAAGACTCCCCTGCCGTGAGTGATCAGTTCAAGCGGAACCCTCACTTAGCGCCGTGCAACTTGTGATCGTGGCAGCTCAGTGCGGCAGGACGTCATCCAGGTACTCCTGGACGGGCTCGAACAGGCCGTAGGGCACGTAGTCGGCGATCTCGCCATGGGTGACCCAGGCGACCGCGTCCAGCTCCTCGTCGTCCGCCACCCGAGCCTCGCCATCCACGACATCGCACGCCGTGTACGACATCTCCCGGCCCGTCTTCGGATGCACCCGCTGCCCCAGCAGCCGCACCGCCTTCACCGTGAGCGCCGTCTCCTCCAGCGTCTCCCGCACCGCCGCCTCCTCCGGCGACTCGCCGGCCTCGATGCCACCCGCGGGGAACTGCCACATCAGCTCGCCCTCCTTCACGGCGCGGCGCACCATCAGCACCCGGCCGTCCCGGACGATGATCGCGGCAGAAATGCCCGGCTTGTCGGTGATGGTCTCGGTCATACGGTCGCCTCCAAGGCGGTCAAGATCGGCGGATAGATCCGGTCGGTGGGGATGAAACGAGAGAGCCCCGCTATCGGAGCCCAAGCCACGGCAACGTTCTCGGAGGCATCCCCATTGACTGCCTCACCGTGCACGTAGTCGCAAATGAAGTAGTCGCAGAATGCGCGCGTCACCGGATGCAGGCGTTCGCCCAGGTGTTCGCGGACCATGCAGTGGACGCCGGTCTCGTCCAGCGTTTCCCGCACCGCCACTTTCGGCGCGTTCCCGCCGGGCTTGACGATTCCGGCCGGGAATTGCCAGGTGATGTCGTCGCCGTCCTGCCTGCACACGAGCAGCACGTTGCCGCCGCGGCGGACGACGGCGATCGCCACCCGCAACGCCTGCGCTGCCGGCTGGGGAGCCGCTGCCCGCGCCAGGTGAATGAACCGCCGGCGCACCGCATCACCTGCCAATCCCAAGGTCGTGTCCAGGATGCGTTGCGTTTCCGGCTGCGGCACCATGCTCGGGTTGGCGCGCCATGAGGCGACGCTGCGTACCGAGACGCCGAGCTTTCCGGCGAACTCTTCCTGGGTCATTTCGAATGCGTCTTGGAGCCGGGCGGCTTTCTCCCCGGTCCACTGGTGGACGTCTGCCACTATCGGCTCCTTGGCCGCGTTTGTGGGCCCTCGTGTGGCGGTTCTGCATGTGGCTGCATGTTCCGCTTCAGGTCACTGCATGGTGCTGCATGGGATCTTCATGGTGTGGGTGTGTCCGCGCGCGGAGACTTGGCTTCATGAAGATCCGGTCATTCGCTTCTGCCGAATTGGTGGGCGCGTTGGTACGTGACGCCCCCCATGATTTCTCCGACTTCCTTCCACGTCTTGCCCTGCGCCTTGAGTCCGGTGGCGATCTCCTGGCGTTGGCGTTTGCGGAACGACTCCAGTTCCCGCTCCAGGTACTTCGCCCGGTCGACGTAGGCCTTCCACCGTTCGGGGAGGTCTGTGATCGCGCGCAGTTGCTCGTCGTAGGGGGCGAATGGGGTGTCGGGGGAGTCGGCCATGACGTGAGGGTACGGGTGATCCGACGGGTCCTCAAGGCTCGTATGGAGAACTTTCGTTGGGTGCTTGACTCGCCCCGGCGGGCCCTCTACGGTCTTTCACATCGGCCCTCAAGTCGCGGCTTGAGCAGGCTGGTGCTTGTCGTCCACTCCTACCGGACCCAGTCCGCGGACGGCACACAACACAAGACGGGCCGGGCGCTTGCGACTCCTACATCGCGCACGCACCGGCCCTAACCACCAGGTTCTGTGAAGGAGACCCTGTGGCTACGCAGATCGTACCGGCGCCCGAGCGCGCCGAGAACATGGGTACCGCCCCGCTGTCGCCGAAGGCCGCCGCCGCGCTGGCCAAGGCCCTGCCGCACTTCCCGCTGGTTCAGGCGGTCGCCGAGTACGAGACGGCCGCCGAGCATGCCGCGCAGCTGGCGGGTGTCGCCGCGTCCGGTCGGATGACCGACCTGCAGGCCCGGTCACTGGCCGACGCCGAGGACGTCATGGCCGCCGCGCGGTCGGTTCTCGCCAAGGCCGGCCAGCTCAAGCTGATCGGCGGTGCGTGATGGCCTCCGTGATCACCCGGGATGTGCAGCGCGCCGTCACCCGCTACGAGGTGGCCGCCGCCCGCTACCGGGAGCTGACCACGCTGGACCGCCCGATGACGGGCGCCGAGTTTGAGAGTCTGGCCCTGGTGCAGGACACGATGGCCGACACGGTCCGCGCCTTGACTGCCACGGGAATGCTGCACCTGGTGGAGGCGTCGTGAGCGCCCGCGAGATCCTGGCGGACTTCCCGGCGGGAAACCCGCGTGGGTCGTGGCCGGCGGAGGAGAAGGCCGCCGAGCTGACCGCCTCCGGTACCCCGGCGACGGTGGTCATGGATCTGTCGTCCGACCGGCTGCTCGTCGTGAGGGCCGAGTCGTGAGCGACGAGCACGAGAGGGCGAAGGAGCCGCTGCCGATCCACCCGCCGCGCCCGCACCCGCAGGGGGTGACCCCGTGACGGATGCCGAGCGTGAAGCGATGCGCCAGAAGGTGAAGGAAGCCAACCGGCAGTCCTCCAACCGGCCCAAGTAGCAACCCGGTTCCGCCGCGGGGGCGGTGTTCACCCCCGTCCCGCCCTCGCGGCCCCCAATCCCACCCCACTGCACGCCGAGGAGTTCAGGCATGTCCGCTTCCGACCAGACCACCGACTGGCATTGGGTCCTGACCCTGCAGACCGACCGCGGCACCGTCGGCGACACCGGCGTCATCACTCTGCCCGCCGGGGCCTCCCGTCACGAGGTGTTCCGGCGCCTGTACGGGCAGCAGGCCCAGCACTACGGGGCCGCCGCGGTCCTCTTCTTCGACCTGCAGCCCGACCAGCTGTAACCCACCCCACCCCCGCACTACCGACCCTGAGAGGGCCACCGCTATGTCTCCGTACCTGTCTTCTGCCGACGACGCCCACACCGCGACCGGCAGCCGGCTCCGCGCCGTCACCCTCGTGGCCGACCTGCACGTCATGTCGATCTCGGACCTGTTCGCCGACTACGCCGCCGCCGTGGCGCGCGGTGACCGGGCGCGGGTGGCGACGATCCGGCTCGCCGCCGACCCCGACCTGCTCGCCGAACTCGACGGATTCAACGAGCCCGCCGCCGCCTGACCCGGAAGGAAGTGCGATGACCGAAGCCTGGCAGACCATCAACGGCATCACCTGGTCGACCACCTCCGCCGGGACCCGCTGGGAGACCGGCACCGGCTGGTGCCTCGACTACACCGTCATCGACGGTATCGACGGTTGGTACCTCACCGGGCCCGGAGTCGACCAGCGGTGGATGAGCATCCAGTTCGTGGAATCCGCTCGGCAGGCGAGCCACCTCATCGCCGGGGCCACCTGATGGGTGCCCTGCCGGTAGCGATCGCCATCGTCGGCGCCCTGTTCGTGGCGACCGGGATCGCCCGGAGGGCGCTGGCCGAGACGGAAGCCGAGAAGCCTCCAGCCACCTGCTGCTGCTTGCCGTGCCGTTGCGGATGCCGAAAGCAGTCCTAGACCGCCGGGGCGCGGAAACCCTCACCGCGCCCCGGCACCCCAGCCCCGGCCAAGCCGCGACGGTGCCCGAGCGAATCGGGCCCAGGGCACGCACCAGCATCCGATCACCGATCCGAGAGGCATCACATGCCCAAGAAGACCAAGAAGACCAACCAGATGGACCCGCGCGAGGGGATCGCGCGTCGGCTGCAGCAGATCGGCCTCACCGTGGCCGGGGAGCGCGGCAGCCGGGCCGCCAACCGGGTGTCCGAGGCCATCGGCTGCGGACGTATCACCCTCTGCGACGACCCGAACTGCCCGGACTGCGCGCCCGTCAAGCGGGAGGCGTGATCGCTGTGCCGGTCACGTTCCGTAAGAGCTTCCGGATCCTGCCCGGGGTTCGCATCAACCTGAACCGCCGGTCCTGGTCGATCACCGTCGGACCCCGGGGCGGGCCCAAGCGCACCTGGTCCAACACCGGCCAGACCACCACCAGCTATGACCTGCCCGGCCCGTTCGGCTACCGCTCCACCCGCCGCCGCAACCCCCGCTGATCGAAAGGACTTCGACCGTCATGACTGCCAGCCCGCCGAAGGTGAACGGCCACGCCCGGCCGCCGGCCCTGCAAGTACTGGGGGACTGGCAGCCCGTCGCCACAGAGCCGGAGCCCGCCGAGGAGCAGCGCAACCCCGAACCCGAGCCGGCCAACCCCGAGCCCACAGCCGCCGACGTTGAGGTAGCGCGCGCCAGGGCGTGGGCCGAGGCTGAGGAACGGCGCGTCGCCGCCGAAGCCGCCAAGGAAGAGCGGCGGATCAAGGCCGAGGCCGAAGCCGAAGCCATCCGCGCCAAGGCGGAGGAGGACGCCCGCAAGGCCCGCCTCGCCAACGACCGTGCCGAACGCAAAGCCGCCGAGGAGCAGGCCGCCTCGGAGGCGCGGATCGCCGAACACCAGCGGCGCCGCGACGACGCCGACCGGGCCCGCGAGCGCGCCGCCCGCGAGGACGCCGAGCAGCAGCAGACAGAGACCGACAAGGCGGCGGTCGTCGCCAAGTCCAGCAAGCGGTGGCGCCGCGTCGCCCTCGGCTTCTACGCCCTGTGCGCCACCGTCGCCCTGCCCGTGCAGATGGCCGCGTTCTGGGACCCGAACGCCAAGTACCTCCTCGTCGCCCCGATCTTCATCGAGGTCATCGCCCTCGTCGCTCTCGTCGGCGCCGCAGCCGCCGTCACCGACGGCCGCCCGCAGTGGCACTACCGGCTCGTCGCCTGGGCCGGCGCCCTCACCGCCGCCACCATCAACGCCGTCCACGGCCTCGGCGCGTTCGACGCAGCCACCGCGTTCGGCACCGCCCTCGCATCCGTCGCCGGCCCCGGCATGTGGGACCTCCACGAGCACGGCCGCATCCGCAAGCGCGACGGCGTGCCCACCCGCGGAGAGCGGAAGGCGGCCGAGAAGGAGGCCAAGCGGATCGCCGCCGAGAAGGCCGCGGAGGAGAAGCGGCGGGCCGCCGAGAAGAAGGCCGCCGAAGAGGCTGCGGCGGAGGCGGCCGAGATCCTTGCCGGTGCCCGCGCGGAGGAGTTTCCCGAGGTGTGGGACGAGGCCGAGAAGATCGCTGCCGCGGTCGGCGAAGTGACCGTGACCGAGAAGGTCTGGGCGCGCGCCTACCGGAACATTCAGGGCTGCGAGCCGGGCGAGTCCATCGAGTCCATCACCGCCCGCAGCAAGGCCGAGAAGCGCGTCCAGTCAGCCCTCACTGGCACCCCCGTGAGCACCCTCAGCAAGACCACAAACGCGCAGCGTGCTGCTCAAATGCCCCCCGGTCCGAATCGGGTCCTGAAGACGCGCGCGACACGCCGTCCTGGCGACACCCCGAGGTACGTCGGAGCCGCCCGGAAGCAGGCCGCCATCACAGCTCAGAACTCAGTCAAGAGCACTCGCCCGAACGCCAACTAACCCACCTCCTGGAGAAGATCGAAATGACCAGCACCCTTCGTCGTGTCGCCGTGTCGGGCAGTGCCGCGGTCGCCGTCCTCGGCGGCGCCGCCACCATCACGATGGCCGCCCCCGCCCCGGCTTCCGCCGCTGTCTCCGAGCACGTGGTCGAGCGGGCGGTGACCGCCCCCGTCACCCTGCCCGATGGGCGGACGATGCGGATCACCGGCATGGGCGGCTACGGCCACCACGCCACCGACACGCACGTCGCCACCGTCGCCGGGTTCAAGGCGGACACCGAGCCCGGCAGCGGCGACGGCATCACCAACGGCCTCACCCCCGACAGCGGCAGCGGCAGTCAGCTCGTCAACCCGCAGCAGCAGATGCCCGCCGGAACCCAGCAGCAGTACCAGACCCAGGCCGGCGGAGGCGCCATCGGAGTCGGCGTCGTCACCATCCTCATCCTGGCGATCATCGTGTTCGTCAAGGTCAAGCACAGTGGCCTCAAGGCTGGCGACGCGGTCCTCGGTGGCCTGCTCGGGATCGCCCTGTCCGGGACCGTCGTCGGCGCCATGGGCAGCCAGCTCACGAACTCGCTCGTCGGATCGCTGGGCACCATGCTCGGCAACCTCGGCTGACCACACCCCGGCGGGGCCCCAACCCGGGGCCCCGCCCCCGACCCAGGAAAGGACAGCTTGTGGCCACCGAGACCGAACCCTTCGAGCAGATCCCGCCCATGCCCGTCAACCCGCCCACCATCCCCCGTAAGCGGCGGATTGACACCGTGAAGCTGCAGGCCAAGGCCGCCTACGGTGAGCAGAAGCAGAACGTCCGGCAGCGCCTCGCCGGCTGGTTCGCCACCGCCGACATCGACGACCAGAAGCTCGCCGAACAGGTCGTCGACAGCAAGCGTCGCCAGGCGCAGCGCCAAGATGACGAACTCCTGCGCCAGGTCGGCCGAGTCAACAGCCGCCTCGCACAGGCCCGCATCGACGCCGCCCGGCAGGGCGAGGAGACCAGCCCCCAGATCGAGCGGCTCAAGGGCGAGCTCGCCGCGCTCCAGGCCCGCGTCGAAACCCGCGCTGCGGAAGGACCCGCGGTCGCCGTCATGCCGCCCACCAACCGGGAACTGGACCGTGCCCGCTGGACGAAGAAGGCCACCCGCGTAGCCGCCGTCCTCGCGGGAGGCTACGGCTACCTGCACGGCATCGCCGCCGAACCCGCCCTCCTGCTGCTGTCGATCCCGGCCGGCGGCTTCGGCTGGTGGTTCCTGGCCCGCCCGCACGTCGAAGAGGCCAAGGAGGTGGGGGCCCCTTTCGGTCAGGCCCCGGTCAGCCTGCCCGCCACGTTCCTGGCGGACCCGACGCAGGCCGGGGGAGCGATGAGCGTCGGATCGCACGTCGTCATGAACGTCGAGCAGCTCGACGAAGGCGCCAAGCCGTTCCCGCTCAGGAACGTGTCCACGCCGCAGCAGCTCGCTGAATGCGTCCTCCTCGCCGCCCGCGCCGAGAACGTGCCGATCGTCGAGGTCGCCGATGTGCAGCGGCAGCCGTGGGGCTGGCAGTGCGTCGTCCGCGTCGGCGAAGGCACCCCCGAAGCGATCATCGCGAAGAGCGGGGACCTCGAGACCCGCTTCGACCTGAAAGCCAACGGTGTCCGGCCCCAGCCCATCCTGGAGCGACGGGCGTGCGCGGTCCTGCGCCTCGTCGAGGGAGACCCGTTCGCCACCGCCCCCGGGCTGCCCCATCGCGCCCCCAAGTCGATCTCCATCACGGGCAAGAGCCGTCTCGGATCCTCTGTGGGCGGCGAACCCCTCGACGCCGCGTTCGCTGGGGTCATGGGGCTCGTCGTTGCGGCGTCAGGCGGCGGCAAGACCGGCCTGCTGCAGGCCATCGGTGAGATCACCACCGCCTGCTACGACAACATCACCATCGACCTCGACCCCCACGGCGACGGTCTGGAGGACCTCCACGACGCCGTCCGGGTCACCGGGCGCAGCCACGAGCAGATCGAAGCAGTCCTGCTGTTCTTCCTGATGCTGTCCAAGGGTCGCGCCCGGCTGCGGGCGAAGCTCGGCATGGGCAAGAAGTGGAAGGTCAGTAAGGAGCACCCGCACTTCACGATCATCTTCGACGAGTTCCCCAAGGGATCCGAGCTGGCGAAGAAGCTGGCCTTCGATCTGCTGCTGGTCGGCCGCAAGGAGGCCGTCACGCTGATCATCGCTTCGCAGGGCGGCACCAAGCTGTACCTCGGCGAGAACATCGCCCAGATGATCGCCTTCAAGGCGGTCGGGCCCTGCAAGGTCGGCGACACCCGCGCCGTCTTCGGAGACGGGGCAGTCGCCGAGGGCTGGATGCCACACAAGCTGTCTCCCGCCACCGACACCGACCCTAAGGACGCTGGCCACGTCTACATCCAGGGCGTGCCCGGCCGACCGGACGAGCCGATCGAGTACGCCGTCCACGAGACGCCCTCCGCCACGCTGCGCAAGCTGGCGCAGGAGAGGTGCGACGCCGGCCTGGTCGAGCCCGACCAGGACAGCCTCGACGCGATGAAGAACGTCGACCTCCCCGAGTACTGCGAGCCCGAGTACGACAAGGACGACCAGATCAAGAAGCCGGCGCCCGTCAAGCTTCTCACCTGGGAGCAACTGCTGCGCCTGTGCGACGCAGAGCCGCCCGCCGGCTCGGAGCTGACGGACGGGCCGGCACGGGCTGCGGTCGAGGATGCGGTCGACGTGATGGAGAAGGCGGACGTCGACCGGATGATCACCGAGCCGCTTCTTGCCGCGCTGCAGGAGTACGACCCGGATGCCTACGGCGACATGGATGCCGTCGCGTTCAAGGCCCTGATGAAGCAGGCGGGTGCTGGGTCGCCGATCACGCTGGGTCCGATCGGCGAGGAGAAGAATCCGCGCGGCTTCAAGCGTGATCGGCTCCGCCACCTGCTGTGACCGCTATGCGAAGTATGTACCCCTGATCAGGGCCTGCTCAGCCCTGATCAGGCCACAAACCCGCAGGTCACAGCTGCTCAGGCTGCTGCTCACGACCTGCTCAGCGTCTGCTCTGAGCAGCGCCTGATCAGGCGGCTGAGCAGACCCGACCTGCACTTTCTCCCGCTGAGCAGTCCTGAGCAGCGAGAGCAAACCATCCCATACCGGAAACGGAGATCATCTATGTCGAAGTCGTGGAGTGCCAGCCAGGCGAAGAAGTTCGCCCGCGATGTGGAGCTTGGGAAGTCGTACTACGTCGTGTACGACATCAGCCGGCGGGCCGCGCCCTACGAGGACGCGCACCTGTACGGCGAGTACCGGTTCACGTCCCGGCTTCCGTTCACGGGGAGCCCGTGCACGGAGTCCGGGTACAGCGCGGTGACGCTGTGCCAGACCCGCGGCCCGGTGTTCGACGCGCCGCCGCGCGGCATGCGGAACATCGCCGACCCGGCCCCGCAGGTTGCGGGCCCGATGGGCTCGGACAACTACGAGGGGATCTTGGACGAGGCCGAGTTGCGGGGTCTGGAGAAGCAGGCCGCGCAGACGTCCAACCCGAAGACGCGTCGCCGCCTCGGCGGCTGGCGCATCTGACCCACCCCAACCCGAAGGAGATCACCGTGCAGTACACCCACCAGTCCGTCCGTGACCTGGTCGACGCCAAGCAGCGCGGCGACCGAGCAGCGGCCGACCGCATCACAGCCGACGTCACCAGTCGCTACGACGCCGGGCAGGCCACCGGCGACGAGATCATCGAACTGGGTCAGGCCGACGCGCGCGTCCCCTTCGGAACGGGGGAGTGACCGCAATGCCCACCGAGTACAAGCACCAGTCCGTGCAGGACTACGTGGCGGCGAAGCGGCGCGGCGACCGCGCCACCACGGACCGGATCATCCGCGAGGTCACGGCCCGCTTCAACACCCGCGCCACCGACGGCAGCGAGGCTGCCGAACTCCACGAGGCCACCATGACCGTCCGCTTCGGCGAAGACCTGTAGCTCCGCCCGGGGCGCCCCTCGAATGCCTGGCAGCGACCAGGGGCGCCCCGGTCTCACCCGCCCACCAGAAGATCGACGGAGAGATCCCCATCATGCCCACGACCACCCGCGCGCCCGCAACCCGGCAGGCGCCGCCAGTCCTCGACCTGGACGCCCGACTCGCCCTGACCGGCGCCGCCATGACCGCCCGCCTCGACGAAGCCGCGGTCGAGTTCGAGGTCAACACCGCGCACCTGCCCGGCGCCGGGCAGGTTCCGCACATCACCGAAGCACCCCTGCCCGCACCGGCCGCCTCGCCGTCCCCGTACCGGACGCCCGTCGCCGACCTCCTCCACCGGGCCCGCGTTCGGATCGAGACCGCGGGCTGGTGCCGGGACGCCGTCCGCGACGAAGCGGGCGCCGTCTGCCCCATCCAAGCGATCCGCCTCGAATCCCGCGGCGACCGGGATGCCGCGCACGACGCGTGCGTGGCCCTCCTCGACGCCATCCAAGACCAGTTCCCCGCGGCCGAGACGATCCCCAGCTGGAACGCCCAGCAGCGAACCGCCGCACCCGTGCTCGCCGCCTTCGACCGCGCCACCCGACACGCCCACACCCACAACAAGTAGGAGACCCATCATGTCCAAGCCCACCCGTGAAGAACTCGACGTGTACGCCGAAGAGAACCGTCTGATCGCCGACTACCACAAGGCGTCGGCCGCCCTCGCCGAGAGCACCGCCCGTGAAGCCGCCGCCGGAATCACCCACGAAACGCCCGAGTACCAGCGCCTCAACCAGGCCGTCATCGACGCCGAGGAGCAGTTGCCGAAGAGGTTCCGGAAGGCCGCAAGGAAGGGCCTCTGATGGGCGTCAGCATCAGCCACGGCGTGCCGTCCACCAGGTCCGCGACGACCATCGCCAACCTCGGCCAGCACCTCGCCCACGCACTCACCAGCAGCGAGTGGCGGGAGGTCGCCTACCTCTTCGACGGCAAGCTGTACACGCCCGTCCACACCCCGCCGCAGCAGGCCGGACGGGTCGCCGCCCTCCTCGCCAAGGCCGCCAACAGCCGGGCCATGGACCGGGAATGGGCGCAGCTCGCCACGCTCCTCGCCGCATCCGCCCGCCGCGCCCACACCGCCAACGAGACCTGGGAGTGGAACTGACCATGCCCGACACCTGGAACGGCAAGCCCCTGCCCGTCCGCCGTCAGACGCACACCAACCTGCACTACCGGCTGTACGACCGGCGCACCGGCAAGTTGCTGTCGTTCAACTCCACGAACAGCATCGACAGTCTCGTCACCGACGTCCTCCGCACCCAGCAGGAGAACCCGTCCGCCCAGATCACCGCCGTCGAATACGACGGACCCGCCTACCAGTAGGAGACCCATGGCCAGCAGGCAGCAGCTCGAACGCAAGGCGGTCGCCGCCCTCGTCGACTTGAACAAGAAGGAGCGGGCCGGCGAGCGCACCGGCGACTTCTACCGCGGCACCGTGCAGCCCGCCGTAGAAGCCGCCGTCGCCGCCGGAAGCGACCGGACAGGCATCCACGCCGACGCCGACCGCGCATACGGCCGGTGGCTCATCGACAACGCGGGCCGGTGACCCCCATGCCCGCCGCGTTCACTGTCGACGGTCTCGTCCAGCAGCATGCGCACACCGTCGCCTACCTCGCCCACGAACCCGCCCCCGCCACCACCGCGGCCGGGTTCATCGCCCAGTTGGGTGCGGTCGCCGCCCATCTGGAGGTGGCCGGGATCGTCGGACACCACGACCTCAAATCCGCCGCCCGCCTGATCTCCGAAGCCGCCGACGAGCAGTCCCAACGCCGTGAGGTACTCCTGCAGTGCGCGGCACTGTGCCTCGCGGGGCTGGGCGACATGGCCGACGAGTACCGGGACATGGCCACCTGATCAACCCGAAACGACAGGGCCCCGACCGCCACCCGCGGCCGGGGCCTTCGTCGTTGGTGCCGGCACCGCCCGCGCCATCCAGCGGCCGTCGGTGAGGTAGCGGGGCAGCATCACCGGCAGAAACCCGGCATCCACGAGGCGGGCGAGGCCCTCGACGCACTCGTCCTCCGTCGCCGCCTGGACGCTCACCCGGATCGCCATGACGGCAGTCTGCCGGGAGTCGGCTGCGGGCGGAGCGTTACGCGGGAAGTTGGCTGTCGCAGTCGGGGCAGAGGCGAGCTAAGAGTTCGCCTGTGACGCTGCTGCGCACCTCGACGGCGGCAGGATGACGGCAAGTCTGGGAGTCCGGGCTACCTGAAGCGGTGGAGTGCAGACAGGGTGAGGACGACTGATCAATGACTGCCACCCGTTCCATCATCCAGTCGATGGTGACCCTTTCTTGGGCGTTGTCGGGTGTGTCAGCCAGCCCGCTGAGTTCGGCCTGGCGTTTCGCAAGTTGGTCGCGCAGCCACTCAGGAACGCTAGCGGTCACGGCTGCTCCTCGTTCTGAGCCTTCTTGAGTCGTGCTGCCCGTTCTGCGTAGCGCTCGTCGGCCTCGATGCCCGCGTCTCGCGCCATCTTGCGGACGTGGGCGCCGGTCCAGCCGGAGGCTTTGGCGACCTCGGTGGGCTTGAGGTGGCCTTCACGGAGAGCTGTGAGGACGAGTTCCCGGAGGTCGTCGCTGGACTTCTTGAGGCGGTCGGCGTCGCGCTGTCGGCGGGTGCCGGCTGCGGTGATCTCTTCGAGGGTGGGCGGCTCGTCGGCGGGGGTCGGCGTCATGGCATCAATCTAGCGCAAGGGACTTGCGGTGCCTATGCCTCATGGGTACTGTCTGAGGTGTCGCCAGCGCAACACATGATCGCTAGCTAATTGCGATCACGCTCGGTGAAGGGGGAGACCGCACGATGATCCGCTCGAACCGCATCCGCAGGCAGACGCTGAAAGCCCGCGCCCGCACCACCCGCGCCGCCGCCCGCATCAACCGCCGCGGAACCGGCACCCTCGCCTCGCACGCCATCGCCCAGGGACTCGCCCCGCGCGACGCCCGCAGCATGGTCGGCACGTTGCGCAAAGTCGCCGCCAAGCTGGGGGTCGCCGGCATCCCGGGCCGCATCCACCGCGGCCGGCGGATGCGGGACTGCACCCGGTACACGCCCGCCGCCGTCGCCCTCATCGCCGCCGCCTACCGGCCCCGCCGGCTCGCGTTCAAGCTCGCCGCCGCCCGACTCGCCCTCGCCGCCTGACCACGAAGGAGTCGTCATGGGTTTCATCACCGAGGTTGCCGCCTGGGCCCGCACTGGGGAGGTGCAGGTCGCTGCGGTTGTTGCGGTCGCCGTCATGGCCGTCACCGAAACCGCCCGCTGGGCCGCCCGCCGCGCCCGCCGCTGACCCCCGCCCACCACCCCGCGAAGGAGCCCGCCGTGAACCCCGACCTCAACCCCGACTGGGTCGACACGACGCTCACCCCCGCCGGTCAGGCTCTGTACCTGTCCGAGCTGCCCACCGACGACCTGGTCACCCCGCACGACGTGCGACTCATCCGCGAACAGGCGGTCACCGAGTTCGGGTTCGACGGTCTGCGGCGGGCGCAGTTCATCGCGGCGCTCCGCAACGCGGTCCTGATCTCCGACGGGCACGACGCCCGGCACCACTGGGCGCGCACCACCGCCCGATTCGCCGACCCCGAAGGCCTCCTGTAACCACCCGCAGCCGGGCCGAGGGCCTCCAAGGCCCCCACCGCCCGCAATCCTGGGCTCACCGTGCGGTGGGCCAACATCCCAACCCTGATCACGAAGGAGGAGCGATGAGCGCTCCCACGATCGTCGCCCAGCGGCCCGTCTTCCACGGAGACAAGCAGCTCACCGTCTCCACGATCCGGATCGCCGCCGACTACTACGACACCGTCATCTTCGACGCCAGCCCCGACAAGCGACACCGGGGCATGCTCCTCGGCGGCTACGTCATCGACTCCTCGTCGAAGCGAGCCCTCGACCGGGAGGCGGCGATGGAGAACCACCGCGAGGCGCTCATCGCCGCCCGCGAAGAGACGCCCAGGAGGACGTCGTGACCATCGCAGCCTGGCCGTTCGGCACCGATGCCGCCGAACACGACCCGCTGACCAAGCTCCGCATCCCCGTCGTCACCAGCTTCAACCCGGAGTGGAAGTACATCGCCGCCTACATCGACGTCGACACCAGCCGCTACAGCTGGGGCAGCGCCGAACGGCCCACCGGCGCCGAAGCGGCGATGCTGCGGTCCTACATCGACGAGTACATCCACTACTTCCTCGGCGACCGCGAACGGCAGCGGATGCTCAAGCGGCCCCTCGACGTCGAAGGCCGAGTCGTCACCCGCGTCTTCATCAAGTACGGCACCGACGACTGGGGATACCGCGTCGTCACCTGGCAGAACGGGCCCACCTACGTGCCGTCCAGTCCCAAGACCCGGGGCACCGAACACGAGTACACGAAGCACCCCGGCCCGCTCTCGCTGGAACAGGTCATGGACCTCTGCCACACCATCGGCGACGAGCCGATGCCGCACTGGCTGGACTGGAAGGCCGCCCACCCGGAGGTGTTCCCGACGTGACCGCCCAGCCGCCTGCCCCGCTGGTCGAGCCGGGGCCTCCCGCCGACTGGTGGGACGAAACCCCCGCCGAAGCAGCCCGCTACGACCGCGCACACTTCGACCGAGACGAGGACTGACCCGTGACCGTGGACCGCCGCTACGACGTCGACTGGACCGACGAGAACAACCCGCGCATCGTCATCGCCCAACCCGGCGACCAGCACGCCATGACCCTGGCCGAGGCGCAGGCCATCATCAACGAAGCCCGAGACGAGGACTGATGAACGCCCGAGACGAGCTGTACAACTACGCCGACGACGCCCACCTCGGCGGGGAATACCTCGACGAGCTCCTCGACCGCGTCGAGAAGGAAGCGGCGGCGAAGGCGGTCACCGACACCCGAAAGCAGGCCGCACGCGAGATCTTCGCCGAGAAGATCACCGAGACGCCCAAGGGGTGGTCCGAGCGCTACGTTGCCGGATGGAACGACGCCATCGACTCTGCCGCCGACAAGGTGCGATACGGCGGACAGCCATGACCGACACCGAACCCCGCACCGAGGCCGCCTTCGAGGCCGGCGGCCAGCAGTACGCGGCAGGCGACCGGGTGCGGTTCCCGCGCGCCGGGATGCGCAGGAACCGGAAGTGCGTCTACGAGATCACCGAAGCGAGTCCCGGCGGGATCACCACCGAGGCCGACGGATGCCGCTACCAGCTCAGCCGGGGCGACATCGCCGCCATCGGCATCATGCACGCAGACCAGAAACGAGGACACCATGATCGATGATCTGACCCGCCGTGTCGTGACCAACCAAATCAGCGCCGAAGCCGCCGCCGTAGTCCACGACGCGGAGCGCCTAGCCCAGGCGTACAGCCAACTCGCACAGGATGTCGCCGCCGGCCGGACCCTGAGCGGGGAGGCGTACCGCCTGACGCAGACCGCGACCGAGATCCTGCGGCGTGCAGCGCGCCTCGACGGGCTCCGGGAAACCGCCAAGGTCGCCGGGTTGATCGCGCCCGCCGCACCGGACACCGAGAAGTGAGGACCCCGACCATGGCCAGTCACGGCGAGCCCCGGTACCCGCTGCACGTCGCCCTCCCCGGCGGTCGGGTCAGGCACTCCGCCCGGCTCATCGGCGACGGCCCCGCTGTCGCCACCCTGTGCCGCAAGCGCGGTACCCCCGTCGACGACGGAAACACCCTCGCCTACTGCCGGGCGTGCGCCGCCCGCCCCAACCCCATGCCCCTGGTAGGGGCCCACCCCGCCACCGAGGAGTGAGAACCATGACCGTGCTGATCGACAGATGCGTCGACGCCTACGGCAACGAACGCACCGCAGGCCACATCCGCCAAGACGGGCACACCCGCTGCGCCCGATGCGGCAGGCCACTACCCGCCGAGAAGTGACCGCCCCGCCGAGGGCCCGCACCAGACCAGTGCGGGCCCTCACGCATGTCCGACTGTGCCAACGGACCAGTGTGTCAACCGGATCGTGCACTATTGGCTCAAGCGTCACCCTGCTTCCCGCACCATGAGGAGCCTGCCGTGCACGACAACCCCACCAATGGCCTCGACGGATATGACTGGCCGGTCTGTACCGCCCCGAACTGTGGCCGTCAGCTTTGGGTCAACGAGACCGGCCGCTGGGCCTGCCGCCCCTGCGAGGACGCGACGAGCCAGCGGATAGCCGAACTGCCCGCCCTGTTCCGCCGGCTCGACAGCACGGCGATGTTGATGCGGGGTGCGCGCCGGCCCGGCGGATCCGGTGGCACCGGGTCGAAGACGCCGCCGATCCCGCCCCGGCTGGAAGTCCTCGCCCTTGTCGGTCCTGGTGGTGTGGCCGCTCGCTTGTCGGCGATCGAGGATGCGTGGCGGGCCGCGCTCGGCTGGACCGTCGCCCCGTGGCGTGGCTCCCCGGCGCAGTCGGTGCCGCTGCTGATCGGCTTCCTGGCCAACAACCTCCTGTGGGCGTGCTCCAGCTACGAGGAGGTCGGCCAGGACATCGACGACCTGCGGCGGCTGCACGCCGAGTGCAAGGCGATCGTCGACGGTGACCGGCGGCCCGGCCGCGTCAAGATCGGTGTGTGCCCGGTACGTGTCGACGACCAGTCGTGCGGGACGCCGTTGACCGCGACCGCCGCCAGCCACCGCGTCCGATGCGCAGGCTGCGGGGCCCGGTGGGAAACCCTGGGGGAATGGCGGGAACTCCGGGCCGCACAGGATGCTGTCACCGAGCAGCAGCAGCGGGAGCAGACAGAGGTGGCAGCGTGAACGAACCGGACTACATCGTCATCCGTCCCGCGCCCGATCTGCCGGAGGGGTTCCTGCCCGAGCGGGAGAACGGCCGCTGGTACGACCGTGCCGACATGCCGCAGGCGGGTGTCGAAAGCAGCGTGGATGCCCTGATCCGGTACGGCGGTGGAGTGGCTGTGGCGACCGATCGGTTCGAGGTGAGGGACTACGACGGCGCCGTGGCCGAGGTGTACGAGGTTCGTCCGTGACTGCCCCGCTGCCGCATGCGGCGGACAGCATGCCGATCGTGACCGCCAACGACGGGCAGCCGTACCTGCCGTGCGAAGCCGTCACGATCCTGCTGCGGGCCATCGCCACGTCCTGCCGGAACCTCGCCGACGACCCCGACTGCGACCTCCACACCGCCGGGGCCGCCATCGATGTTGAAGCCGACACCCTCGAATTCCGCGCCATCGCAGCCACCCGGGAGACACCGTGAGCGACATCGCCGACTTCCTCCGCGCCCGGTACGCCGAACAGCGGGCCATCGCTGAGGCCGCAGCCGAACAGGCTGGAACCGGAGACTGGCGCTACCAGCCAGGCAGCGACCACGTGGCCGCCGTGCAGACCTTCCCCAACGACGTACCCGCCCGCCGCGAGCTGTGGACGCCGCTCGTCACCGAAGCCGGGTCATATATCGGCGACACCATCGACGCCGAGATCGGCAACCACGTCGCCACCCACGACCCAGACGCCGTACTCGCCGACCTGGACGCCAAGCTCGGCATCGTCGACCTCATGGACCGGACACTCGACGCCGCCGAAGGGGACACCGAAGTCGACCACTACGGCGGACTCGGCGCGGCGGAAGAGACCCTGTGCCGCCTCGCCCAGCCGTTTGCCGGGCATCTCGAGCACAAGGGTCAGGCGTGGACGCCGTAGCGTTGCCATGGACAGACACGATCCCGCCTGGACGTGGCCGGTACTTGACGGACAGTCTTGGGATCTGTAATCGTGATCCTTGATCGTGGAACACGAGTCACCACACGCTTCTGGAGCCCCCGCCGTGAACACCCCGGCGGGGGCCTTCTCGTATCCGGGGGAGGTGTTGTGGTCGCCTACCCCAACCCGCCGCTGGACGAGATCCACTTCGCGCAGGTCGAAGGCAACGACGACATCGGTGATCTCTGGGAAGCCGCCAAGGTTGCCGAGGTGAAGCCCGGAACCATCCGCGTATGGGTCACCCGAGGCAAGATCGAACCCATCCTCGACGGCGAAGCAGGCCAGTACTTCCACCTCCCCACCATCCGACGAGCAGCAGAAGGCGGCGCCAAACACCGGCCCGCCGACCCCGCCGCCAACAGTCGCGGCCCCCACGCCCACGCCGCCTGATGCTCCCTGCGTGACGGCTCCCGCAGGGTTGGGCCTTGCAGCGCCCCTGCGCTCGGCCCACCACGTCCGCCCGGTCCACGTGGGGTGGCCGGGCGGACAACAACCACGTCCCGCCGCCCGATGCCCCCCGTCCAGGCGGCGGGGCACCCCAACCACGCGCCGCGCGGCGCCCCCGCCCGAGGAGGGCAGTCGCCATCGCAGACAACCTTTCGAACACGGCCGAGAACCGCACCGTCGACTGGCTGTTTGGGGTAGACGTGGAAGGGCCCGTCGTTCCCCTGAAGATGGCGCTGGTCACCGCGGCAGGCAGCGACTCCGCCGCAGGTACCGAGGTCACCGGCGGTTCCTACGCCCGCAAGAACATCTCCGTGGCTGCCGCCGTCAACGGCGCCGTCTCCAACAGTGCGGACCTGATCTTCACCGGCATGCCCGCCTGCACGGTCGTCGGCTGGGAAATCTGGGACTCGGCCGGGAGCCCGGTCCGCTGGTCCTACGGCCCGTTCGACGCTTCCAAGACCGTCGCCGCCGGCGACGAGTTCAAGGTCGCCGCCGGGGCGTGGACGTTCTCCGCGTCGTGAGGAGACCCTGATGGCGCTCCTCACCACCCTCGTCGACACCTTCAACGACGGCGTCATCGGCGCCAACTGGGGCAACTCCTACGGCGGCGCGACCGAGACCGGCGGCCAAGCCCGCGTTCCCTGCGCTGCTGGCGTCTATGCCGGCTACCAGACGGGGCGGGCCTGGACCCTCGCCGGCGCCTCCATCTACCTGAAGCTGGTCACCCGGCCCGCAGCGTCGACGGGCACGGACGTGTCCGCAAACTTCTTGATCACTTCGGCTGTTGAGGGCACGAGCATCGGCTTCAAGTACAACGCGGTCACCAGCAAGCTCAGGTTGCAGTCGAACGTCGACTACTACGACGCTGCGGCTGTCGAGCTCACCTATTCGGCGACGGATCATCTGTGGCTGCGGCTCCGTGAAGACGGCACCAACGTGTACTGGGACACCAGCACGAACGGCAGCACGTGGACCAACCGCCGGACGCTCGCCACCCCTGCCTGGATCACCGCAGCCGTCGACACGTGCGCTGTTGACCTGTACGCCTACCGCGACGCCGGAACCACCGACCACGCCGCCTACGACAACGTCAACACCCTCGCCGACGGCGCCGTCGTAACCGCCACCGGCACCGGCACCATGACCACCACAGCCACCGCCACACCCGGGCGGGCAGCCACCGGAACCGGAGCGGGCAGCGCCGACACCGACGTGACCGCCAACTCCTCCGCCATCTACCACGCCACCGGCGCCGGCAGCCTCGATACAGACGCCACCGCCACCGCTGGCGGCACCGACCGCAACGACATCGACTTCCAGCTCGGACGGCCACACAGCGGATGGGTGGTGAGCGCGCCGTGGAGATAGCCGCATCGAGCACCGAATACGTGCGGGTCACCGCCGTCAGCGCCGCCGGCGGCAGCACGATCAGCCCCGCCGCGCCGCCGCAGTTCGCGTTCCAGCCCACCTCGGCCGCAGGCAACCCGGCCGCCGAGGACTGGTGGACGGGGGAGTGGGCCAGCCCGCACGCCCGCATCCTGCTCGGCCCCAACGGCGGGGTCACGAGCCTGGACCCGGGCGAGTACCGGGTGTGGCTCACCTGGGCTGCCGGGCTCGAAACCCCGGTCTACCGGGCCGGAACACTCACCGTCTACTAGGAAGCGCCCGCGCCATGGCCGACGACCTGCTCGTCATCATCCCGACCCGAGGCCGACCCCACACCGTGCCCGAGATCATGGCCGCGTGGGACGAGACCGGCGCTACCGCGCACGTCCTGTTCGCCGTCGACACCGACGACCCCGAGCTGGCCGCGTACAAGAAGCAGGCTGCCGCCTACAAGGCGGACGGGCGGGCGCGGTTCACGTTCAGCAAGCGGCGGCGCCTCGTCGGCACCCTCAACCAGCAGGCCGTGAAGGCAGCCGGCTCCTACCGGTTCCTGGCGTTCATGGGCGACGACCACCGCCCGCGCCCGGCGGCGATGCCGTGGGATGCCCGCATCCGGGAGTGCCTGTCCGGTGGGCCCGGCATCGTCTACGGCAACGACCTGCTGCAGGGCGAGAAGATGGCCACCGCCGTCGCCATGACCAGCGACATCGTCACCGCCCTTGGCTACATGGCGCCCCCGGCCATGGTGCATCTCTGTGTAGACCTGGTGTGGGTCGAATGGGGCCGTGGCATGCAGCGGATCACCTACCTCGACGACATGGTGATCGAGCACCTGCACCCGGCCGCGTCGAAGGCCGAGCTGGATGCCGTGTACGAGGAGTGCAACAGCGAGCAGCAGGTGTCCGCCGACACGGCCGCCTACTACGAGTACCGCGATGCCGGCGGGTTGGAAGCCGACCTGGCCAAGCTGCGGAAGCTCGTCGAGGAGGCATCGTGACCGCCGAAGCCGTCATCCAAGCGTGGGACCGAGCCGACCCGACCGCGATCCACCCGCTGCGGCAGGTCTCCGAAGAGGCGTACTGGGAGTCCGGGAAGGTGCAGGCCGACATGCTCGCCGGCGTCGTCCCCGACGGGGCGAAGGTCATGGACTTCGGCTGCGGTGATGGGCGGGTCGCCATCCCGATGGCCGCACTCGGCTACGAGGTCACGGCTGTCGACTCGTCACAACGGATGCTCGACCGGATCACTGAACGCACCCCGGACGTCACCACCGTGCAAGCGGACGCCGACGGTATGGCCTCGCACCTCGGCCGCCGCCGCATGGACGCCGTGTACGCGCTGGCCGTCCTCATCCACCACAGCTACACGGACTGCCTGCACATCATCAGCCGGCTTCGCGCGGCGACCAAGCTCGGCGGCATCCTGATCCTCGACTGGCCTGTCTCCGGCCAGCCGGCCGAAGCCGACTCGTGGATCGGCGTCACCACCTGGTCCCGGCAGCAGCAGGCCGACGCGTGCGCCGAGATCGGACTGGAGGCCGTCGACAGCGGGCTGCCGTGGGGCGTCTACCGGGCCGTGAAGGTGGCGTCGTGACCGAATGGAAACTGTTCGACGGCGACACCCCGTATGTGGCCACCCTCGACTTCCACCGCGGCCGCGAACGTGCGCCCCACCTCGAGCAGCCCGACCACCGAGCCCGCCTCAAGCGATGCGCCCGGCTCATTCGAGGTATCGCGCCCGCCTCCGTCGTCGACCTCGGCTGCGGTGACGGAGGACTCCTCAGCCTCATCAAGGACATTCCGTCCTGGGGCTACGACTTCCAGCCCAGCAACGAAGCCGCCTGGGCGGAGCGAGGCGTCACCGCCGAACGGCGTGACGTGTTCAACGCCCGCGACGTTCCCCGGTGGGGTGAACTCGCCGTGCTAACCGAGGTGCTGGAGCATCTCACCGATCCGCACGGCACCGTCAAGTGGGTCGCCCGCAACGCGAAGTGGATCGTTGCCTCGTCGCCCCGGCACGAGACGGCCGCCCATCATGGCGACTGCCACGCCTGGGCATGGGACGAAGACGGTTACCGGACCCTCATCGAACCGTACTTCGAGATCACTACACACCTCGGCCTGGACTGGTCGCAGATCATCGTGGGAAGGAGCCGACGCCATGGCGCTGTGGGCTGAGGACGAGACCGGCAACTACATCAACCTCGACCACTTCTTCAAGGTCACGGCGAACGACGAAGGCGGCGGCACCATCCGCCTCTACGCACTGCTGGCGGACGAGACCACCACGACATCCGAGGACTACGTCAAGCTCGCCGGGACGTGGTCCTCGCTGGCTGACGCCAGGGAAGCCTTCCGGCGGCTCTCGCGCGCTGAGGATCCCTCCACCTACGGCGATCTGGACTGAGCCTTGCGAGTCCTGCTGACCGGCGCGTCCGGTTTCGTCGGTCGCCACCTGCACCAGGCGCTGGCAGCTCGTGGCGATGACGTGTTCGCCCTCGACCTGCGGCCCACGCCGGGCGTGGAGTCGGGGGATGCGTTGGACTTCTTCCGCTATGACGACACCCACATGGATCTCGCGATCCACTGTGCGGCGATCGTCGGCGGCCGGGCGTCCATCGACGGCTCTCCGCTCGGTGTCGCCACCAACCTGGCGTTGGACTCCTGGTACATGCGGTGGCTGGTCCGCACCGGCACCCCGCGAGCCGTCTACTTCTCCAGCAGCGCCGCTTACCCGGTGGAGCTTCAGCAGCCCGGCGACGTGCGGAAGCTGTACGAAGAGGACATCGACCTGGACCGGCCTGAGCAGCCCGACGCCACCTACGGCTGGGCGAAGCTGACCGGGGAGAAGCTCGTCAGGTATGCGGAGACGGAGGGCTGCCGCATCCTCGTGCCGCGCCCGTTCTCCGGGTACGGCGAGGATCAGGACAACTGCTACCCGTTTCCGGCGTTCGCCCGGCGGGCCCGCGAGCATCAGGACCCGTTCGAGATCTGGGGTTCCGGCGACTCCACCCGCGACTGGATCCACGTGGATGACCTTGTCGGCGCCACCCTCGCCCTCCTCGACGCCGACGTCACCGGCCCCGTCAACCTCGGCTGGGGCAGGGCGACCAGCTTCAACGACCTCGCCCGGATCATGTGCGCCGAAGCGGGCTACCGGCCGGCGCTCAAGCACCGGCACGACGCCCCGCAAGGCGTCCACCACCGCGTATCCGACCCCTCCCGGATGCTCGACCACTACACGCCCACGATCACGCTGGAAGAAGGCGTGCGACGGGCCGTCAACGTCTGACCCCACGGAAGGCCCGCGCTCATGGCTTCCCCTGTCCCTGACCTGCCCCTCTGGGCATGGAATCTGATCATCGCCATGCAGCAGCACGAAGAGCTGCACGGCAACAGCGACACCTGCCTGAACGGTGTCCTGCACGCCGTCCCGCCCGAAGTCCGCCAGCAGGCCGAAGCGATCAGCTGCTACGTGAAGAAGGCCAGCGGCCAGCAGATCGCCGACAAAGCCGCCGAGACGTGGGGCGACCTCATGGACGCCTTCTTCGGGACACCGAAGGACGAGGCCGGAGCGGAGGCGACGTCGTGATCCGCCGCTTCGCCGGGTGGTGCGTGCTCGCACTGATCCCGCTCACGCTCGTACTCCTCGCTGGCCTTGCCGATCAACTCGCCGAACTCGCCGTCGGCACCGGGATCGCCGTGTTCCTCATGGCGCTAGCCATCGTCGGCAACCACCTGCTGACCGAAGCCGATCGGCGCCGGAACTGACCGATCTTTGACCCCACCCGGAGCCCGCGCCATGGATCTCTACGCCTGGATCACCCAGCAAGTCGACACCGTGGAAGCCGCCGCCCAGGCGGAGCTGGAGTGCCGCCGCGTCGTCTTCGAACCCCACAGTGGCGGGCCCGCCATCACCGGCATCGTCACCAGCGTCACCCAGACCCCCGACGGCATGCAGCTCAACGTCGCCCAGTACGGCGTCGAAGCTCGCGACGACACGCCCGCGCCCGTGCAGGCCGTGGCCGCCATCCTGCGCCGCTGCGAAGCCGACCGGCGCATCCTCGCCCGGCACCGGCTCGACCCCGGGCAGGCAGACAGCGTCACCTACGCGGCAGCCTGCGAAGGCTGCGGGCTGGACGACTGGGGACTCCCCAACATCGACAACCTCAACGACTGCCCCGAACTCCTCGACCTAGCCCACGCCCACGGGCTCACCTACGAGACCCTCACCGGACTCGACCGGCCGCAGCCCAGCGAACCCTGCACCCGCATGCAGACCGCGCCCGCACAGACCGGAATCAGAGGCCTCGCCCACGTCCTCGGCATCAAACCCATCACCACCAGCGACGTGCCCGCCGCACTACGCGGACCCCGCTGGAAACCCTGACCCCACAGGAGCCCGCGCCGAATGGGTACCAACTACTACGTCCAAACCGAGCCCTGCCCCACCGCCTGCGAACACTGCTCCGCCAGCGAACACATCCACCTCGGCAAGGCGTCGGCAGGCTGGCGGTTCAGCTTCCAAGCCCAACCCGACTGGGGCCCCCTCAACGGGTTCACCGAGTGGATGAAGCTCGCCATGAGCGGCGTGATCACTGACGAGTACGGCAGCGCCCACAGCCTCGCCGACCTGCTCCGCCTCATCCACGACCGGCAACAACTGCGAAGCCACATGGAACCCCAGCCCGACCTCGGGGTATTCCGCGCCGATCACGGCTGGTTCGTCAGCGACGGACACGAGTTCAGCACCAACGACTTCACCTGACCACCACCCCGCAGGAGCCCGCGCCATGGCCCAGTACACGATCAACTACATGACTGGCGACGAAGAGATCGTCCACGCCGCCAAGGTCGACAAGAGCATCGACGGAGACGACTACCGCTTCCACGACGCCAACGGCCGCGTGGTCGCCTACGTCCCCAGCGGCAACGTCCTCAGCATCGTCCTCGTCGACGAGCCCCAGGCGGTGACCGACTGATGGCCCGCCTGCAGATCCTCGAACTCCCCGAAGGCAGCAGCGACGACCGGCCGCCGTTCCTGCTCGTCGTCGACCAGGTGCCCGCCAACGGGGACGGATTCGAAGCCCTCCGACGCGACCTGATGGACGACTACCTCGCCGCGCGCACCGGCGCCCGCGCCGTCCTCGTCTTCGAAGACACCATCGACATCCCCGCCAACGACACCAGCGGATACCTCGCCGCGCCCGCCACCAAGCAGGAACTCGTCGTCGAACTCAACGGAGACCCGGTGAGCGCCAAGCCCCGGCGCGACTGGTGCTGCAGCCTCGCCTTCCAAACCCTCGGCAAGCAGCACATCGACGACTGCCGCCAGCCGCAATGAGCGGCGGGTGGGAAGGGTCGGACCGCAAGAGCCGGCTGCCCCGCGGATGGGACAAGATCCGCGCACGGATCCTGGAACGGGATCGGGTCTGCGTCCTGTGTGGGGTCCGACCCAGTCGGTTCTGCGATCACATCGAGGCCAAGGCCGACAGGAACGGGCCCGAGGATCTACAAGGCGTCTGCGGCCCCTGCCATGATCAGAAGTCGTCACGTGAAGGCAACGCCGCCCAGCGCGCCAACCCTCGGCCCGGACGACGACGGCCAGACGAACCGCACCCCGGGATGAGGTGAGCAGCGTGCCCGCCTACCTCGTCATCCACTCCGAACGGCACGGCGACGACACCCTCATCGAAGATCCCAACCTCACCGTCGAGTTCGTCGACGGCTGGGCCCTCTTCAAAGACCGGGACCTCATCCAGTCGAACCGGGTCGCCATCGCCATCCCCGCCACACAAGTCCGCCGCATCGAACGGGTAGACGAACCAGAGGAGCCCGCGCCGCAGAAGGAGTGATGACCTGTGGCATCCAAAGGACGCGGCCGGCGCGGCAACGCCGCCCAGCTGAAGCAGTACTGGGCCACCGGCGCAGGCTCGGCCAAGATCAGATGGAACACGGCCGGTGATCACCGAAGGTGTTCACGTCAGCTGGCGAAGTACCTTGGTCCGCGAGCCAAGGCGTACTGCGCCCGCCTCCACTTCGAACGCACCGGGGTCTGGCCGGGCGACCGGCGCAACGTCGGCCGACGACGGTGACCACACTCCACGTCACCCCGATCGGCGACCAGGCCGACCACGACACCAGCACCGCCGAGTGCGTGTGCGGACCGGAGACCAGACCAGCCCTCCAGGCCGGCGGGTCGGTCGGCTGGCTGCTGGTGCACCACTCCCTCGACGGCCGGGAGCACGCGCTCCGGTAGCCGGCTGCCCACCGGACGGTGCCAGCCCACCAGGGCGCGGCCGACGGGGTAGGGCAGGCGGCCACGGGGTGAGGCGTGGTGACGCGGTCACGGTGATCGTCAGCGTCGTGATGGTGATCGCGAACGGCGACAGGACCAAGATCGATGCGAGCCGATCAGAGCCCTGTGGATCAAGGATGGCAAGATCACCAAGCCTCCAAATCTCATGATCAAAAAGGGCGTTTCAAGATCACGCCAACCATGATCCAACCTGGGGGTGATCACCCCTCCCGGTGATCATTCCGGATCGGGGCCGTGTAGCTCGCCTGGATCTGTACGGGTTCCCTAGGTCCCTGACCTGCGGTGATGCAGGCCGGCCTGTCGGCGGGGCGTGCCGCATGTGCGGCACGGAACGGTAACGGTGCAGGTGGAGAGCCTGTAGCCGTAACGCGGTGGCGCTAGACTGGGGTCATGACCTCGACGACCTGCCGCACTGAGTGCGAGCGCTGCGTGGGTCCGATGCCGTTGACGGCTCGGGCTGATGCGCGGTTCTGCTCGTCGGCGTGCAGGCAGGCCGCGTACCGCGAGCGTCACCGTCTGGAGCGGCAGCGGGTGGTGTCGGAGCAGGTGGCGCGGGTGCCGGTCGAGTTGCGGACGAAGGCGCGGTGGGTTCGGTACTCGTCGCGGAAGGTGCCGCTGCGGGGCGACGGCCGCTTCGCTTCGGTGGATGACCCGTCGTCGTGGTCGAACTACTCGGCGGCGGCGAGGGCGTCGGCTGGTGAGGGTGTTGGCTTCGTGCTGACGGCCGGCGACGGGATCGTCGTTGTAGACCTGGACCACGCTGTCGAGGGCGGTCGGGTGTTGCCGTGGGCGCAGGCCATCCTGGATCGGCTGCCTGCGACGTACATGGAACGCGGCCGTTCCGGCCGAGGCCTGCACTTGTGGTTCCGGGGTGCGGTGTCGCACGGCCGGCGGATCCGCCGCGGGGAGTTGGCGGTCGAGGTGTACTCGGATCGCCGCTACATGATCGTGGGTGACCGGGTTCCTGGTACCCCTCTTGAGCTTGCCGAGCTGCCTGACGCGGCCGGTTTGATCGCCTCGCTCTGACGCCCTGGCGGCGTCCCTGCGAGCGTCGTTGTTTCCAGCCCTTCGTGCGCCCTGGTGGCGTGCATTGACCCTGGAGGTCGTCATGGGCGCACACGGACCTATCCCGAAGCGTTCCGAGGAACGTCGTCGCCGCAACAAGGACGACGGGCCCGAACTGATCCAAGCCCCCTCTGGAGCCCCCAGCGACCTGCCGGACCTGCCCGGCGCAGACCCGCTGTGGCATCCGATCGCCGCGGACTGGTACCTCTCGCTCAGAGAGTCGGGGCAGGCCGCGTTCTACGAGCCGTCGGACTGGGCGGTCGCCCGGTATGCAGCCGACCTGATGTCGAAGGTGCTGCAGTCAGAGCGCGGGCCGAACGGCCAGCTGGTAGCCGCACTGAACTCGGTGATGTCGTCGCTGCTGACGACCGAGGGCGATCGCCGCCGGGCTCGTATGGAGCTGGAGCGGAAGAAGCCCGCTGGCCCTCAGTTGGCGTCGGTGAGCCCGCTGGACTCGTACCGTGACATCGCAGGGGGCTGACGTGGTCAAGTACGTCGTCTGCGCGGGCAGCCAGGACGAGGCGCAGGCCTGGGCCCGACTTCACGACATCCCGCAACAGCAGTGTCTGTACGCCGGTTCGCTGAGGCGAATCGAGGGCCTCCGGGACTTCGCTGTGGTTCGGCTGCGGGGCTTCTTCGATCGGCCGGATCGGGGCGACATTGAGGCATGCCTTCTGCGCAACGAGCTGAAGCGGCGCTCCCCGCTGCGCGACATTCGCGGCGATGGAGGCTGAGGAGCAGGTCCCCGACGTCGTCGAACCCTTCACGCTCGGCCCGACGTGGAAGCGCGGCCCAGATGGAAAGTTCATCCTGCCCGAGTACACGCTGGGCTGGCAGTGCCTCGCCTGGACCAAGACATACCTGCAGCACTACGTCGGGAAGGCCTGGCAGTACACGCCCGAGCAAGCTCGCCTGACCTTGTGGTGGTACGCGATGGACCCGGAGACGAACCGGTTCCTTTGGCGGGACGGCGTGATCCAGCGGCTGAAGGGCTGGGGCAAGGACCCACTGATCGCCACGTGGTCGGCGTTCGAGTTCGTCGGCCCGTGCCGGCTCGCTGGGGTTGCGGACGAGGGCAACGAGTGGGGTGTCCGGGCGGGGCAGCCGCTCGGCACGCAGCATCCGGCGGCCTGGGTGCAGATCGCGGCGGTGTCGCAGGACCAGACGCGGAACACGATGACGCTCTTCCCGAGCATCTTCACTAAGCGGGCCCTCGAGGAGTTCCGGATCGACCTCGGCAAGGAGATCATCTACGCCGACAAGGGACGGGCCCGGATCGAGGCGGTCACGTCCTCGCCGCGTGCTCTGGAAGGTGGCCGACCGACGTTCGTTTCGCTGGGGGAGACGCACCACTGGGTGGAGTCGAATCAGGGGCACGAGATGGCGGCGGTAATCGAGCGTAACGCCACCAAGTCGGCGGATGGCCAAGCGCGGACGCTGGCGAACACGAACGCCTACGAGCCCGGCGAGGACAGCGTCGCCGAGCGGACCCGGGAGGCGTTCGAGTCGGCGGAGGCCGGGCGCGCGGCGGACACCGGACTGTTCTACGACTCGCTGGAGGCTCCGGCCGAGGCCAAGCTGACCGAGGCGTGGATCGTGCCGACGCTGAAGGCGGTCCGCGGGGATTCGGTGTGGCTGGACGTGGACCGGCTCAAGGCGTCGATCCTCGACATCCGTAACCCGCCCAGCAGGTCGCGCCGGTTCTGGTTCAACCAGATCGCGGCGGCCGAGGACGCCTACTTGGCGCCATACGAATGGGATGCCAATCCGCATGAGGGCCTCGCTTTGGAAGAGGGCGACGGGATCGTCCTGTTCTTCGATGGCTCCAAGTCAGACGACGCTACGGGCTTGGTCGGCTGCCGGATGTCAGACGGGTTCGTGAGGACTTTGGGGGTCTGGCAGCGGCCGGCGAACTGGCCATCGGACGTGCCCTATCGGGTGCCGCGAGAGGAGGCCGACGGCGTGGTGGACCAGGTGTTCGCCCGGTACAAGCCGCTGGCGTTCTTCGCGGACCCTGGCGCTGGATATGACGATGCGGATGGAGAACGCTACTGGGATGGCTATGTCGACGCGTGGGCTCAGCGGTATGGGAAGCGGCTGAAGCTGAAGGCAGTGCCGTCTGGGCATGGGCAGCACGCGGTGATGTGGGACATGGGTGACCGTCGGCGCCAGCAGGTGTTCACGGAGGCCGTGGACCGCTTCTACCGGGACGTTTTGGAACGGCAGGTGCCGCATGACGGACACAAGGTTCTGCGACAGCACGTCGCGAACGCCCGACGCCGGACGAACGCATGGGGTTACACGATCGGCAAGGAGCACCGTGAGTCGGCGCGAAAGATCGACCTTGTGGTGTGCGCGATCGGGGCCCGGATGCTGCGTCGCATGGTCATGAACTCGCCCGCGTGGGCCAAGCGCTCGAAGGCTACGGGCAAGGGGAGGGTTGTGGTGCTGCGATGACCCTGTCCATTCCTGAGTTGCCGCTGGTGTATCTCTCGGACGAGGAGCAGGCGCTGATCAACCTGCTGCGGGCTGACATGCTGCGGGACCGGTACGCGCTGCAACTCCGGGACGCCTACTTCAACGGCGAGCAACTGATCCGCGACCTCGGCATCTCCATCCCGCCGCAGCTCAAAGGGCTGCATACGGTGATTGGCTGGCCGCGGGTGGGTGTGGAGTCGCTGGAGGAGCGCCTGGACTTGGAGGCGTTCCGGTGGGCAGATGGCTCGAATTCCAGTGAGCTGACGGAGATCGCCGAGGCGAATGACCTGTTCGACGAGTCGTCGCTGGCTCACCTGGACGCGTTCGTGTACGGCCGGGAGTATCTGGCGGTCGGGTCGGGTGGTTGCGGAACGGACGAGTGCCCGCCGTTGATCACCGCCGAGTCGCCGTTGGACATGACGCTGATGTGGGATGCCCGCATGCGCATGGGTACGGCTGCGCTCCGAGAGTGCGCCGCCGACTCGTACATCGAGGCGGGTCCTGAGGAGCGGATGCTGGTCTTGTATCTGCCGGATCAGACGGTGATGTGTCTGCCGTCGGCGTCTGGCGGCTGGGAGGTCGTCGACCGGGACATGCACGGGCTCGGCGTCGTGCCGGTCGTGCGTCTGGCGAACCGGCAGCGGACCGCAGACCGGGTCGGCAAGTCGGAGATCACTCCTGAGGTTATGTCGATCACGGATGCGGCGTGCCGCCGGCTGATGGGTATGGAGGTGGCTGCCGAGTTCTTCGGCGCCCCGCAGCGCTACATTCTGGGCGCGTCGGAGTCGGCGTTTCAGGACGCGGACGGTACGGCTAAGAGCGCCTGGGAGACGTACATCGGTCGTGTGCTCGCGTTGGAGCGGGACGAGGACGGCAACGTGCCGGACGTCGGCCAGTTCGCTGCGCACGATCCGACCGGCATGACGAAGATCATCGATCTGTACGCCAGGATCATGGCGTCGCAGATGTCGGTGGCCCCGCACGTCCTCGGCTACAGCAGCGACAACCCCGCCTCCGCGGACGCGATCCGCTTCGCCGACAACCGGCAGGTCAAGAAGGCCGAACGGCGTATCCGCCGGTTCGGCGCCGGGTGGCAGCAGGCCATGCGGCTCGCCCTGTGGATCCGAGACGGCGAACCCCCGGACAAGACCCGCCGCATCGAGACGGTGTGGCGGAACCCTGCGACACCGACGGTAGCGGCCCAGGTGGACGCCACGGTCAAGCTGGTGCAGGCCGGGGTACTGCCCGCGGACTCCGACGTCACCCTGGAGATGGCTGGGTTCACGGAGCCGCAGCGGCAGCGGATCGCTGCGGACCGGCGCCGCGGCGTCGGCCGGGCGGCCAGCAGCGCACTGCTGGACCGTTTCGCTGAGATTCGGTCTGGCTCGTCTACGGCGAGTACGGAGCCGTCGGAGGCCGACGTTGGCGTCGACGACCTCGGATAGTTCGCCTGGCGCGGCGCGTTGGCGGTCTGCACAGCAGGGCCTGACAGCGCTGCTGTTGCGGGATTTGCGAACGCTGCGGCGGCTGATCAATCCGCGCCGGTTGCAGGCGACGGTGCCGCCGTGGATTGAGGCGGTGGCCGTTGTGGTGGGCCAGTATGCGGAGGTGTCGGCGGCTCTTGCCGCGGACTTTTACGACGGGCAGCGCGCAGACGCTGATGTGCCGGGTGGGTTCACGGCACGGTTGGCTGATCCGCCGCCGGGCGAGCAGGTGGATGCGTCGATGCGCTGGGCCACGAAGGACGTGTGGGACCGGGACGCCGACGTGGCGACGCCCGCACAGCTGGAACCCCTCGATGTTCGACTGGAGGCCGCGTTCGTAAAAGCAGACATGGCCACACAGCGTCTTGTGGCTGATGTGGGCCGGGAGACGGTCCGGCAGGCGGTCCGGCAGGATCGGCAGGCTGTGGCGTATGCCCGGGTGGCAGCGCTCGGCGCCTGCTCCTTCTGCAAGCTCATGGCATCCCGCGGGTCGGTCTATGCCACGGCAGAAACCGCAGGTCGGGATGCGAATGACCGGTTCTCAGGTGACGCGTCGGTGGTGAAGTTCCACAACAACTGCCACTGCGGAATCCTGCCGGTCTTCCGCGGCCAGCGCTTCCAGTTGTCGCCGCATGCGGCTCGCTGGGATGAGATCTATCGCGAGTACGCGCAAGGTCATCCGGGAGACCAGTTGCGCCTGTTCAGGCGTGCGCTGGCGGAGCACGACGAGTATCCGCTTCCCGGATCTCACTGATCAACGGGTCGCCCTGGTGGCGGCCTTCCCCTTTTCGACAGCCCCTGGAGGGCCGATTCGTCATGCCCGAAGAGACCGAGACGACCGAGCAGCAGACCGACTCCGGCACTGAGGAGACCGTCGACGAGACGGCCACCGAGGAGAGCGGCACCGAGCAGCAGGAGACCGCCCAGGAGGCGGACACCAGCAGCGAGGAGAAGCCGTTCGACCGGAAGCAGGCCGAGGCGAAGATCCGGAAGGCGAACTCAGAGGCCGCGAACCTCCGCAAGCGCCTGAAGGAGCAGGAGCCTCTGCTCGCCGAGCTGCAGAAGCGCAAGGACGCGGAACTCTCCGAGTCCGAACGCCTCAACGAGCAGCTCACTGCCGCGCAGGATCAGATCGCGAAGACCCGGCAGCGACTGGTCCGCAGCCAGGTGCAGGCGCTCGCCGGCACGGCCACCGAGGGCCGGGCGGCGTTCGCCGATCCGGCTGACGCGTTCGGCGAGCTCGATCTGGACTCGTACATCGACGACTCGGGCGACATCAACGAGTCCGCCATCGAGGCGGATCTCCAGGCGCTGTTGGAGCGCAAGCCGCACTGGGCGAAGACCCAGCCCCCGGAGGGCCCGCGGCGACCCGCACCGGACCGCACACAGGCATCCGGTGCCAACAAGAAGCAGGCCCCCAACCCTCGCGACGAGTTCGCCGGGTGGCTGAGTTCGAAGCTCACGTAGCTTCGGGAGAAGAGACATCATGGCGGTCACCGCCCCCCTGACGCTGTCCAACGTGGACGGCGCGCTCCTGCCCCGCACGATCACCGCGCCGATCTTCGAGAAGTCCGTCGAAGCGTCCGCGGTCATGCAGCTGGCACGCCCGGCGCCGCTCGCCCTGGACGCCACCACTTCGGTGCCGATCCCGATGGACGTCCCGGTCGCCGACTGGGTCGGCCAGGCGGCCAAGAAGCCCCTGTCGACCGGCGGCGTGGACGTCAAGCAGATGCAGGCGAAGAAGGTCGCCGTGCTCATCCCGGTCGCCATGGAGGTCGCGAAGACCAACGCGGGCGGCCTGTACGACCAGCTGCAGAAGGATCTGCCGACCGCGTTCGCCCGCGCCTTCGACCACGCGACGATCCACGGCAAGACCATGAAGGGCGCGGCAGGCCCGTTCACCGAGTACCTCGCCGCCACCACCAACTCGGTGGCGCTGGGCACGGCCACCCAGGCGCAGGGCGGCATCTGGGCCGACTTCGTCAACGGCATGGCCGAGGTCGTCGACTCCGACTGGGACTACACCGGCACCGTGGCGGACCACCGGCTGAAGCCGTCGCTGCTGCTGGCGACGGACACCACGGGCCGTCCGATCCTCGTGGACACGCAGACGCCGGGCACGAACATGGCGGCGGCGGGCACGCTGATCGGTGAGCCGCTCGCCTACTCGCGGTCCGTGTCGGGCAAGCAGCGCCGGCAGTCGGCATCGGTGGACTCGGGGCTGCGGGCGATTGGCGGCGACTGGTCGCAGGCCGCCTACGGCGTGGGCATGGACATCACGGTGCGGATCTCCGACCAGGCCACCTACGTCGACGAGGAGGGCGGCGTCCACTCGGCGTTCCAGGAGAACCTGGTGCTGATCCTGGCGGAGGCGTACTACGGCTTCGTCCTCGGTGACGTCGACGCGTTCGTCAAGTACACGGGCACGCCGTCCGGTAGCGCCTGATGAGCAGGGCTGTCTCGGCTTCCGCGCCGGGCGGGGCAGCCAAGCCCCTGAAGGTCGTGGCCCGCTTCCATGCGATGCCGCCGGAGCACAATGCGGGCGCCGAGCACATGCTTGTGTCGATGCTGCGTCCGCTGGTGGAGCGTGGCCACGATGTGCAGGTGTGGCTGTCCCGCTACGGCAAGGCCCACCAGGAGTACGAGTACCGCGGCATCCATGTCGTCCCGTTGGAGTCGCGGCTGGACTTTCCGACTGCGGTGCGCCGGGCGGATGTGCTGGTGGCGCATCTGGAGACGGTGCCGTCGACGGCGTCGTTGGCCCGCGGCTACGGCAAGCCGCTGGTGGTGGTCTGCCACAACACGCACCGGCCCACCTTCCGCGATGCTGCGGCGGGCGGGACGGCACTGGCGGTCTACAACAGCCGGTGGATGGCCCGTGAGGCGGAGCTGTTCTTCGCCGAGTACCCGAAGGCCGTCCGCCCGGCCGAGTCGCTGATCGTGCGGCCTCCGGTGTTCGCCGCCGAGTATGCGACGAAGCCCGGCAAGGCCATCACGCTGATCAACTGCAACCCGGAGAAGGGCGGCAAGGTTCTTCGAGCCCTCGCCGAGCGGATGCCGGATCAGCAGTTCCTGGCAGTGCGGGGCGCCTACGGGGAGCAGATCCTCCCGGACTTGCCCAACGTCGAGGTCGTCGACCACGTCCGCGGCGAGGACATGCGAGATCGGGTGTATGCCCGCACTCGGGTGCTGCTGATGCCGTCGTCCTACGAGTCGTGGGGCCGTGCCGGCTGCGAGGCGTTGGCCTCCGGTATCCCGGTCGTCGCGCACCCCACCCCGGGGCTGTGCGAGTCCCTCGGTGAGGCCGGGATCTTCGTGGACCGGAACGATGTCGACGGCTACGAGGCGGTGCTGCGGAAGTTGATGCAGCCTGCCGAGTTCCGGCTGGCGTCGAAGCGGGCGCGGGCCCGGTCTGCCGAACTGGATCCTGCCGCCGATCTGGCGGCGTGGTGTTCGGCTGTGGAGTCTCTGGCTTGAGGAGGGTGTTATGGCATTCGTCCCTCCGACCGCCGAGCAGCTCGGCCTATACCTGGGCATGGGTGAGATCGACGGTGCGCGCGCTGACCTGCTGCTCTCGACGGCGGCGTCGCTGTGTCAGACGGTCGTGAAACCGCTCCCTGAGGGTGCGGAGGCGGTCGTCCTGTCGGTGGCGGGCCGCGCCTACGTCAACCCGCAGCAGGTGAGCTACGAGACGATCGGCCCGATGTCGGTGCAGCGCCCCCAGGGGTCTGGCGGCCTGTACCTGACGAAGGCCGACAAGTCGGCGCTGAAGTCGCTGGCGGGCCGGGGTGGGGCGTTCACGATCGATCCGACTCCGGAGACGGCTGATCCGTCGCCAACGTGGCCGATCGACGACATGGGCTTCGCCGACGAGTTCGAACCGGGCTGGGGGTACTCCTGATGCCGGCGCCGTACCCGTTCGGGGAGACCGTGCGGATCGTCCGCACCGGCCAGTCGCCAGGCCGGGATCCTCGTGGCCAGCCGCTGCCTGGGCCCGATGAGTCGTTCGACCTACCGGGCTGTGTGGTGACGCCGCGTGCGGAGACGCCGCAGGTGGGCGGCCCGGAGCAGCAGGAGCGGGACACGGTCATCGTCGGCTGGACCGTGTACGCGCCCGCCGACCAGCCCGGCATGCCGCTGCGCACTACGGACAAGGCCCGGATCCGCGGTGTCGACTGCGACATCACTGGCGAACCCGGCGACTGGGGACGGTCCCCGTTCACCGGCACCCGCGGCGTCATCCAGTTCGCCGCCGACCGCGTCACCGGCTGACCGAGGGAGGTACTGGTGGCTGCCAGGTTCAAGCCGAAGCGGAAGGGCATCGGGCAGATGCTGCGCATGCCCGGCATGGAAGCGGAGATGCTGCGCCGCGCGGAGGTCATCAAGAGCGTCGCCGTCGCCCTCTCCCCGGTCGACCAGAACAGTCCTGACCCGGGGCACTACAAGGAGTCGTGGGAGACGGACAGCACGAGGCGCGGCGGCCGACGCCGAGACCGCGCTGTCGGCTACGTTCGCAACACCGCCTACTACGCCCGCTGGGTGGAGTACGGCACCGAGAAAGTCACCGCCCACCACGTGCTGCTGCGGGCCGCGCAGATCGGTGGGCGGAACCAGTGATCGTCGTCGTTGACATCGAGGGCGAACTGATTCCTCGGGCTCAGGCCCGCTGGCCCGCCGCTGTGGTCCGCGACGAGTTGGACAACAGCCTGTTGGACGAGCTGCCGACGATCCAGATCACGCAGGTCCCGGGCGGTGACCTTGCGGCCAGCCGGCTGGCGCGGATGCTCGTCGACATCGACGTGTACGCGGCCACCCGCCAGGCGGCGTTCGACCTGGCCCGCGAGACCGTCGCTTGGGTGGAGCGGGAGCTGCGTGGCTCGACCACCAGCACGCTGACCATCGGCCGCGCCGATGTCGTCACCCTGCCCGCCGCCCGGCCCTACGAGAACACCGCCCTGCGCCGCGTCGGCGGCACCTTCGAGATCTTCTGTCACCCGGTTTCCTGACCGGCTGTTCGGCCCGCGCCAGGCCCCTTTCACCACCCGCCCGTGCGCGGGCTTCACGCATGTCTGGAGACATCATGGTCAACATCACCCGCGCTGCGGATCTGCTGGAGGTCGGCGCGAACGGGGCCGGCTGGACGGCGCCGCTGGGCACGTCGTCGCCCGGGGATCCGGCGATTCAGCCGGTGGGCCCGTGGCTGCCGCTCGGCGCCATCAGCGACGACGGTCTGGTGCAGGGCTTCGAGGAGGACTCGGAGTCGTTCACGCCGTGGGGGTACACGGCGCCGATCCGCACCACCATCACCAGCTCGCTGCGGACGTTCGGGCTGACGGTGTGGGAGACCGGACGGACGACCGTGCAGGCCCTGCAGTACCGACTCGACTCGGCGGACCTGACCCCGGTCGACGGTCTCACGTCGTTCGCGGAGACCGCGTCCCCGGAGCCGGACCGCAGGGCGTTCTGGTTCATCGTCCTCGACGGCGACAACTTCCAGCGCGGCTTCTACGTGCCGGAGGGGGAGATCACGGAGCGGTCGGACGTAAATCACCAGCAGTCTGAGGTCGCCGGCTACGAGTGGACGATCACCGCCTACCCGGACCTCGCCGGGAACACGGTCTATCACTTCGACCGGGTGCCTGAGACCGAGGCGTACACCGGGTCCTGAGCTGGTGGGCGGGCCGATCACCGTCGGCGCGGGCCCGGCCCGCCCACCTTCACCACCATCCTTGCCCGCGCCCTGACATGAAGGAGCCCGCGCCGTGGCCACCACGAGCAAGAGCACCAGCAGGAAGCCGCGCACTGCGGCCCGTGCCGCATCCCGCCCCGCCACCCGGCGGGCGGTCGAGCCGGACGTGGAGCCGGAGACCGATGACGTTGAAGTGTCGGCTGCCGAAGCGCAGGAGATCGAAGCCGACGGCTACGTCACCGCTGACCTGTGCGGCGAGGACGTGCAGGTGGTGCCGCCGTCGATGTGGCGGGCCTCCTGGACACGCGCCCTCAACCAGGGGCAGATCGACACCTTCGCGCAGAAGATCCTCCACCCGGACGACTACGAGTTCTACCTCGACATCGACCCGACGCTCGAGGAGTGGAACGCGTTCGTCGAGGACGCCAGCGCCAAGTCGGGGGAGTCCCTGGGAAAGTCCAGGGGACGATCGCGATCTGGCAGGCCCACCCGGAGGCGGTAGAAGCCGACCTCATCGAGCGGCACTACGACATCGCGGACGTCCTCACCGGCAGGCGTTCGTGGCGGTGGCTGCGCGTCTTCATCGAGCACCTGCCACCCGAATCGCACACCATGACCGCCCTCCGCAACGGGCTCACGCCGCAGCAGCTCGCCGAGCAGGCCGACAAGGGCGAGCCGGAGAAGGCCCCCTGGTCACAGCAGGAGCAGTTGCTGGCCTCCGCCGTGGATGCGGTCCGCCACATGGAGTGGACGCTGATCTGCCTGAACGTCGACAAGAAGTCGAAGCGACCGGATCCGCCCGAGGCGATGCGCCGGCCGGGCGCGGGGCCGCGGAAGAAGGCGCAGCTCACCAACAAGTCCGCGAACACCCTGTTTGAGCTGCTGCAAGGGGGCGCCGCATAGGGCGCCGGGAGGAGGCTCCTGGTGCCTGCTATCTCCGTCGGCTCCGTCGAAGTCGATGTTCTGCCCAATGCGCGCGGTATCCACCGCCGGCTCCGGTCGGCGCTGGTGCCTACGGCGTCACAGATCGGCGACGAGGTCGGCCGGATCATCGGCCAGCAGCTTGCCGCCCGGATCGCTCCGGCGGTTCGTGACGGTGTCCAGAACGGGGCGCGGGCCGCCCGGCCTTCGGCGGCTCGGGGTGGCGAGGAGACGGGTGGGGCGTTCGCCCGGTCGCTGCGGGCCCGGCTGGAGGCCGCGTTCCGCAGCATGCCCAAGCTCAACGTCGGTCTGAACGACACCGGCGTCGACGCGGACCTGGCCCGGCTGCGGGCCAAGCTGGAGTCGCTGGCCGGCAAGACCATCGGCATCGATATCGACGCTGAGACGGCCCGCGCTCAGGCTGCGGACATCGAGGAGCGGCTGCGCCGGATAGGGGCCGCCCATCCGGACGTCGCGGTCAGGGCTGACACGGCGCGGGCGATCGCACAGTTGCGGCTGCTGCGGGAGCAGATCGACGAAGTGTCTGCTGATCCTCTGCGGATTCGCGTAGAGACGGACGGCGCGTTTGGCCAGCGTCTCCGGGCGCAGATTCAGGCGGCCGAGGAATCCCTTCCCAACATCAACATCACGGCCGACTCGTCTCGCGTCGACGTCGAGATCGCCCGGCTGCGCGCCAAGCTGACGGAACTCAAGGACAAGCGGATCGGCATCGACATTGATGCCGCGACGGCGCAGGCTCAGCTCGCTGAGATCCGCGACCGTTTGTTCCGCATTTCGGGGCAGCGCGCCCAGGCCCGGGTGGATGCGGACACAGGTGCCGCAGACGCGGCGCTCTACAACATTGGTGTGCGCCTGGACCGCCTTCGTGGGCGGCGGGCCGAGGTCAACGTGCGGGCGGATGCGGCGTCTGCCTACGCCCAGCTTGCGACGGTCCAGGCGGCCGTCAACCGGTTGGACGGGCAGACGGCGAGCGTCAACGTCCGCGTGAATGGCATGCAGTTGCTGATCGGTGCGGCGGTCGCGCTCGGTCCGGCGCTGCTGCCTGTGCTGCCGGTGGCGGCGGCCGGTTTGGGCGCGATCGCGGCTGCGGCGACGGCCGCCGCGGTCGGTATCGGTTCGATCGCGCTGGTGGCTGTGCCTGCGTTCATGCAGATGAGCAAGGTGATGCAGGCGCAGAAGGCCGCCCAGGATGCGGCGACGCAGGCGTCACTGCAGGGCGGGCAGGCGTCCGCGCAGGGCGCCCAGAAGGCCATGCAGATGGCGGGCGCCCAGCAGTCTTTGGCGACCGCGCACCGCAACGCCGCACGGCAGATCCGGCAGGCCGAGCAGTCCGTCGGCGACGCGGTACGGACCGCGGCGGAGGCCAACGAGCGGGCCGCCGGCCAGGTCGCGCAGGCGAAGCGGGCACTGTCCGATGCGGTGCAGCAGGCTGCGGACCGGCAGCGGCAGGCCGCCGAACAGGTCGCGACGGCTGAGGAGTCCCTGGCGGACGCGCAGCGGGACGCGATCCGGGCCCAGGAGGATCTGACCGATGCCCGCGCGGCGGCGGCTCAGGAACTCGCCGACATGGAGTCCCGGCTCGCCAACGCGAAGCTGTCGGAGCGGGACGCCACGCTGTCGGTGCAGGAGGCGGAGCAGAAGCTTCGCGCCGTGCAGGCGGCGGGCGCCAACGCTTCGGAGCTGGACCGGCAGCGCGCCCAGCTCGCCTACGACCAGGCCGTGCAGCGACTCAAGGACCAGCGGTCCGAGACGAAGGATCTGGCGGCGGAGAAGAAGGCCGCCGACGCTGCCGGGGTCGACGGATCCGAACGAGTCCGGGATGCACAGGAGCGTCTTCAGGACGCCGAGAAGCGCGTCACCGACCAGCAGAAGACTCTGACCAAGGCCCGGCAGGAGGCGGCCCGCCAGCAGGTGCAGGCCCAGCGGGACATCGCCGACGCCCAGGGCAAGGTTGCTGAGGCGCAGCGCAACGTCGCCCGCACCCAGGAAGACGGGGCCCGCTCGGTGGCCCGCGCCCAGGACCAGTTGGCGCAGGCGCAGCAGTCGGCCGCCGACTCGATCGCCTCTGCCCAGCGCCAGATCGCCTCCGCGTCGCTTTCGGCGGCCGGGGGCGTTGATCAGGCTGCCATCGCGCAGGCCAAGTACCAGGCCGAGTTGGCGAAGCTGACGCCGGCGGCCAGGGAAACGTATGACGCGGTCCTCGGGTTGAAGGACGCGTTCTCGGCGTGGTCACGCAGCTTGCAGCCTGCGGTGATGCCGCTGTTCACGCGGGCGATCAACGGGCTGAAGAATAGCTTGCCGGGATTGACGCCGTTTGTGCTGGCGGCGGCGGGCGCGATCGGCCGTCTACAGGACCGGGTGTCGCGGGGCTTCAAGTCGCCCTGGTGGAAGGGCTTCAAGCAGGACTTGCAGGGCTCGGTGGATCCGGCGATCGAGGGCTTGGGTGTGTCCTTCGGCCGGGTCTTCAAGGGCATGGCCGGGGTGGTGCAGGCCTTCCTGCCGCACATGGATTCGATCTCATCGCGGATGCAGGACCTGACGGGCCGCTTCGCGACCTGGGGCACGGGCCTCAAGGGCAGCCCGGAGTTTGAGCGGTTTCTGGACTACAGCGCGGAGATGGGGCCACGGCTGGGGGCTGCACTGCGGGAGTTGGCGGGGGCGGCTGTGTCGGTGGCTCAGGCGCTCATTCCGGTGCAGAGGCTGGTGCTGTCCGCTGTGGAGCAGACGGCTGCGGGTATCGGCTGGATCGCCGATAAGGCCCCGTGGGTCATCCAGGGCATCTACGGGATTGTCGTCGCGATGACTGCGTGGCGGCTCGGCCTCGTCCTGTGGCGGGGCGCTATGACGCTGGCGTCTGCCGCGATGGCCGCCTTCAACTTGGTGACGGCGGCCGGGCCGTGGGGCTGGATCGTGATCGCGGTCGCCGCGGTCGTCGCGGTGATCGTGCTGCTGTACACGAAGTGCGAGTGGTTCCGGGATGCGGTCAAGGCCGTGTGGCTGGCCATTCAGTTGGGCGCGAAGGTCGTGAAGGACTGGTTGGCGGGCCCGTTCGCGACCTTCTGGACGAGGACGCTGCCCGCCGTTTTCAAGGCCGGCTGGGTCCTCGTCAAGACGTGGGTGATCTACCCGATCCGTGACTACTTCACGAAGACGATCCCGGGCTGGGCGAACACGCTGAAGAGCAGGTTCGTCAAGGCGTGGGTGGACGTGTCGGTCGGCGCCCTCAACGCGTGGCGAAACCTGAAGTCGTCGGTGATCTGGCCGATCCGGGACTTCTTCACCAAGACCATCCCCGGGTGGGGTCGGACGTTGAAGAGCAACATGGTTGAGGCGTTCGCGTCGGCCGCGGTCGGCATCAAGAACGCCTTCAACAAGATCCGCGGCTATGCGAAGGATCCTGTCCAGTTCGTCGTCGACACCGTGTATAACAACGGCATCCGCGGCGTCTGGAACAAGATCGCGGGCGCCTTCGGTGCGAAGAAGCTGCCCTGGTTCAAGTTCGCTTCCGGCGGCGTCATGCCCGGCTATACGCCTGGCCGTGACGTGCACACCTTCTACTCGCCGACCGGCGGCGGCCTCGCCCTCTCCGGCGGCGAGGCCATCATGCGGCCAGAGTTCACCAGGGCTGTCGGCTCCGGCTTCGTCAACACCATGAACTCGGTCGCCAAATCGCAGGGCACGCAGGGCGTGAAGGCGGCCCTCGCCCCCGTGTTCGGCGGCAACCCGATGACGCCGACGGACCGGTCCCTGAAGTACGCGTCCGGCGGCACCTACCCGATGCAGCGCTTCGCGGACGGCGGCATCTTCGGCTGGATCAAGGATGCTGCATCGTCGGCGGTCGGCGCCGGATCGAAGGCCTGGAATGCGATCAAGGCGGGGGCGTCGTGGCTGAAGGACGGCCTCGAGAACTCTGCCCGCGCCGGGGTGAAACATGTCGTGGACCCGCTGCTGAAGCGGTTCCCCGGCATGGACACCGGCTTCGGCCAGATGATCCGCAAAGTCCCCGACAAGATCATTGACGCGCTGTTCGGGTACTCGAAGGAGGCGGACAAGAAGGGCGGCGGCGGCATCGGCGGCCCCCGCATCCAAGCCGCCCTGAAGTGGGTGAAGACCCAGAACGGCTTGCCCTACCAGTGGGCGGGCAACGGGAATCCCAGCTGGGACTGCTCGGGCCTCATGTCGGCGATCGAGTCCGTCATCCGCGGCCAGAAGCCACACCGCAGGTGGGCGACGATGGCGTTCTCCGGCCGCACAGCCCCGCCCGGGTGGGTGTACCACGGCAACAGCCCCTTCAAGATCGGCATCACGAATGCCGGTGTGGGCCACACCGCAGGCACCCTCGGCAAAACCAACGTCGAGTCGAGGGGCGGCGATGGTGTCGTCGTCGGCCCCCGGGCCCGCTCCTACAAGGACAGCCTGTTCACCTCCTGGTACGGCTTCCAGCCCGGCAAGTACGACAACGGCGGCATGCTCCAGCCCGGCTTCAACCTCGCCTACAACGGCACGGGGCGGCCCGAGCCGGTGCTCACCGGGCGCCAGTTCAATGACCTGGCCCGGGGCGGCGGAGACAACCCCGTCACCGTCGAAATCCACACCCAGGACCGGGCGCTCGCCGACTTCATCGACGTCCGCGTCCTCGACTCCCAGCAGCAGCTCATCCAGGTCATCAAAGCGAACTGAGGAGGCCCACCTTGGCGATCCCCGGGAACCTCCTCAGCCCGACCACCGAGATGGTCGATCCGAACATCTCCGGCTGGACGACCAAGTCGAACTGCCTGCCCGCGAAGGGGGCAGGCGGCCGAAACGGAGACGGCTGCCTCCTCGTCCGATCTCTCGCAGCAGGCGAGGCACAGGTCCGCACCGTCTCCTCCTACACCATCATCCCTGGCGTCACCTATCAGGCGTTCGCCGACGCTTCCGGAGCCACCGTCCCCGAACGCATCGGCATCCGCTGGCTCACCGCGGCCGGAGCGGAGATCAGCATCACGTGGTCGCTGGTCACCATGGCCGCCGCCGCAGCATGGCACCGCATCAGCGTCGCCGGAACCGCCCCCGTCGGGGCAGCGAAGGCGCAGGTAGTGCTGTCGATGATGACGCCGGCCGCCGCGGGCGTTGTGTCCTACTTCGAGAACGTGTACCTGGGTTTGCCTGTCCGCACGACGGGCAACCTGTTCGGCTTCGGAACCGAATCCACCGAGCTGGACGCGTCCGGCTGGACACCGGAAGTCAACGCGACGATCTCCCGGCAGGTGCCGGTCGTGTCCTGGGCCGTCGACTGGTACTACGCGGGCGGCCACACCCTCGCCGTCACCGCCAGCGCAGCAGGCAATGCCGCGGTCGGCTCCGTGGACCGGCCGACGGTCACCCCAGGCGCCGAGTACCTCTGCTACGCCTATCTGCAGCCGCCGACGATGGCGTCGGCCTGCTGGATCGAGCTGCGGTTCTTCGACAGCAACGGCAACCAGATCCAGGCGACGCGGGCGGCGCTTGCGGCTCCGGGCACCGGCTTCTACCGGCAGCTTCTGTCGGCCGTCGCCCCTGCGGGCGCCGCCAGTTGCGGGTTCGCTGCGGGCATTGACGGTGCCGCCGCAGGGCAGGTGCTGCGCCTGGAGACCGTCGTCGTCCGAGCCCTCATTCCGCTCGTCACCGGCACCGTCCTGCCCTACGCGAGCAGCAGCTTCGAGCAGGGCATCGGCGGATGGACGGTCACCGCAGGCGCCGCAACCCTGGCCCGTACCACACCGTGGGGCGCCGCAGGCTGGGCCGGGAACTACGCGCTGGCCGCCACCACGCCGACCGCAACCACATCGACCATCCGGTCTCCGCTGGCCCCGGTCACGGAGGGCGTGAACTGGCGGGCGCGGATCATCGTCCGGCAAGGCGCCGGATCCTGGACGTCGGTCCGGGTCCGCACCCACTGGTACGACGGCGGCGGCGGCGACCTCGGCACCAGCACCGGCCTCGCCTACGCGCTCCCGGCGGGCAGCTGGTATCAGCTGACATCGGATGCGGTGGCCCCGGCCGGTACTGCGCAGGCGGCCGTGGAGGTGGTCGCCGCTGCGGGGGCTGCAGCGTCGGTGCTGTGGGTGGACGCGGTCGCCCTGTGGCAGGTTCTGCCACTCAGCTCCGTGACGGCAGTCCCGACAGACGGCTACATCCAGCTGACGCTGCGGGAACTGCCCGACGGATACCTGTACAGCGTGTACCGGATCACCCCGGACGGCCTACGGGCCCTGGTCCGAGGCCCGTCGGGGCTCATCGACCAGCAGCCCATCACCAGCGACGCCATGATCCTGGAGGACCACGAAGCACCGCTCGGCGTCCAGGTCTACTACCGCATCGAGCTGTACAGCAGCCCAGGTGTGATCGCATCCACGCGCTCTACGGATCCGGTACTCCTCACCTTGGCCGACATCAACACGGCCTGGATCAAGGACCCGGGGAATCCGCAACGGAACTGCTTGGTCGTGGTCCAGACGGCCCCGGGCTGGGAGCGGCCCATCGAGCAGGCCGTGCATGTGGTCCGCGGGCGACGCAACAAGGTTGTGCTGAGCGGTAGAAGGCAGGGCTTGGAGGGCGACCTTGCCATCTGGACCCGCACCGACGCCGAACGGGCAGCCCTCCACCTATTGCTGGACTCCGGCAACACCCTGCTGTGGCAGGCCGCGCCCGGCATGGGCGTCGCCGACATGTACATCGCCGTCGCCAACGTCTCCGAGGACCGCGTCACCCGGCTCGCCCAGGAGCAGTGGCGGGCCTGGACGCTCCCGCTGACCGAGCAGGACATGCCCGTCACTACCGGCGTCAACGGAGCGGCAGGCCGCACCTGGCAGGACGTGGTCGCCGAGTTCGCCACCTGCGCCGACCTGCTGCCCGTGTACGCCACCAGCGAGGATCTGCTGCTCGACCGCCGAACGGGGTGACCGCATGTACCCCGTCTCGGACCGCTTTCTCGCACGGCTCGCCGAATCGCACCGCGTCGCCACCAGCGTGCAGCTGTTCCTGACAACCGGGGAGGTCGTCGACCTGGAGCACACGGGCGGGTCGGTCACGGTCGACCGCGGACAGGCCATCCGCCGCACCTGCACCGTCACCGTCGCCGACCCCTCCGTCATCCCGAGGACGCCAACCGACCAACTCGCCACCTACGGCGCCCGGCTCCGCATCTCCCGCGGCGTCGACTACGGCAACCCCGACGCCCCGGAGCTGGTGCCGCTGGGCGTGTTCCGCCTCGACTCCGTCGACGGCGACGTCAACGAAGGCCCGGTCAACCTGCAGGGCGTCGACCTGTCCGGGTGCGTCGCCGACGACAAACTCACCGAACCGTGGACGGCCACCGGCACCGTAGTCGGCGCGGTCACCGCCCTCATCCAGCGCAGCCTCCCCGACGCCGACATCATCAGCCTCATCGACGACACCATCATCGGCACCCGCACCTTCGACGTCGAGGCCGACCCGTGGGCCGGCGCCCAGGAGATCGCCGCTGCGGCCGGCGCTGAGGTGTACGCGAACGCGGACGGAGTGTTCGTGATCGCTACCCTGCCGGACCTGCTGGAGACGGAACCGGTGTGGGCGGTGGAGGCCGTCGAGGGCGGCGTCTACATCAAAGGCAACCGGGCCATGAGCAGCGAGAAGGTCCACAACGGGATCTTGGCGCGGGGCGAGAACACGTCGGAGAACATCCCGCCGGTGTCGTGGCTGGCCGTCGACGACGACCCCGGCTCCCCAACGTACTGGGGTGGCCCGTTCGGGCGCCGCCCCGACTTCTACTCCTCCAGCACCCTCACGTCGGAGAACGCCTGCCAGCAGGCCGCCATCCTCAAGCTGCGGCAGGCCAAGACCCCCAACGCCACCGGCGACATCAGCTCGCTGCCCAACCCGGCTTTGGAGCCGGGGGACGTCATCCGCGTCACCCACGAGGACGGCACCAGAGAGTTGCACCAGGTCGCCGCGTTCACCGTACCCCTGTCCGAGGAGGGGGACCTGCCGATCTCCACGATCGCAGCGAAGGAGGACGCCTGATGCCGGAGAAACCCGCCCTGGCAGTGCACCGCGACCTCGCCTGGGCACTCAAACAGCAGGCCACCAGGGCGGGGGAGTCCGCCCCGTCCGTCCGCGGCTCCGACTGGCGACTCGCCACCGTCACCGCCGTCAACGCGGACGGCACCGTCGCCGTCGCCGGTATTCCGGCAGTGCGCTGCATGGAAACATGCCGCCTGCTCGCCGTCGGAAACACCATCGTCATCAGCCAAAACAGTGCAGGAAACTGGATCACCTGGGGGCGTAACGCCACCACCGAATCCGTGTGGACGCTACTCACGCTCGCCTCCGGGTACACCAACCCGGGCCACGGCTACAACGCCGCCTACCTGCGGGAAGGCCGCCGCATCTGGCTCCGCGGACGCATCGGACCCACATCCGGCACGATCGCCAACGCCTCCACCCTTCTCACGCTGCCCGCAGCCATACGACCCGGCGTAGAGATCGGATGGGCCGCAGCCAGGGACCAGAACACCAACCCCGCCGTCGCCCGCGTCGAGATCACCCCGACGGGCGTCATCCGCACCTACGACGCTTCATCACCCCTGCCGTCGTGGATCGCCCTCGACGGCGTCAGCTACACCATCTAGGAGGGGCGCGTGCCCAAACCTGACGGCTGGGGGCAGGGCATCAGCCTTTGGCAGATGACCGATGCCCCCTCCATCCCGGACGCCATCGCAGCGCTCGCAGCAGGCGTCATCCCCCGCGGCGTGCTCCGGTTCGCTTCCGCGTCCGAACGCGGCGCGACTCTCGTCGGCGACTACACGCCCGTCGACGGCATGCTGACCTGGCTGGAGGACGTGGGCCGCCTCGAACTCCGCGTCGACAGCGTGTGGGTCGTCGTCGCCGTCGGCAACCGGGCCTGGACCACCGTGCCGCTCGCATCCGGCTGGACCCAGAACGGCAACAGCCAGGGGACCTTCCAGTACCGGGTCGTCAACTTGTTCGGCGAAGACTCGATCATGTTCCGGGGCGGCATCAGCAGGTCGAGCTACCCGACGACGATCCCCGGCTACTTCGAACTCAACACCACCGCCCTGCCCACCACGGCCCGACCCGCCTCCCTGCGGACCATCACCGTGCCCTGCTCCGACATCGGCTCCAGCCGCATCTCCCTGAAGATGGACGTCACCACCGCCGGCTGGATTCGCCTGTATGGCATCTCCAGGCCGTCCGACCTGCCTGTGTGGGTCGGCTTCAACGGCTGCTTCACCAGCCTCTGACCAGCCCGAGTATCCAGTCCGCCCCCGCAGTGTCGGGGGCTTCCGCATGAGAGGGGGGCCCGTGGCTCGCACCGGTCCTCAGCGCTATCCCGGCGCCAGCACCACCTACTGGTACGGCTCGAAGTACCCGGGTTCGGCGATGGAGTCGAACGTCGTGGTGTGGCACACCACCGAGGGCACCAGCCTCCCGACCTACGGCGGCGGCGGCTCGGCGCCGAACTTCACCGCCAAGCCGGACTTCTCGGCCCAGCAGCTCGTCTGGTACCAGCACTTCGACTTCGACACGTCCGCCCGCGCCCTCGTCAACCAGCCGGGCGGCGTGGAGACGAACACCCTCAACGCGGTGCAGGTGGAGATCGTCGGCACCTGCGACCCGGCCGCCCACAAGAAGTGGGGCAGCACCCCGCACCTGTACACCCCGGAGCTGCCGGACTGGGCGATCCGCGACCTGGCCGCATTCGCCCGGTGGGCGCACGAGCAGCACGGCATCCCGCTGTCGAGCGGCCTCACCTTCAAGCCCTACCCCAGCAGCTACGGCGCCAACGGCGTCCGCATGAGCAACGCCAAGTGGTCCTCCTTCAAGGGCCACTGCGGGCACCAGCACGTCGCCGAAAACCAGCACGGGGATCCGGGCGCCCTGCCGATGGCGGCGATCCTCGCCCGCGCCGCCGGCACCGCCCCCGACACCACGCCCACGAAGGAGGCCGACGTGCCCGCCTACACGAGCCTCGGCATGACGAAGCCGATGACCCTCCAGCCCGACACCTGGAAGACCATCGCGTTCGACACCGAATGGGTCGACGACCTCAAGCAGCACTACGACGGCGGGCAGACCTTCGCCACCAGCGCCCACTACAACGGCGTCCTCTACGTCTACACCGACGACCTGGCCCGCGGCGACGAGCTCCAGATCCGCCTCGTCGAAGACAGCATCGCCGCGGGCCGGACCGTGAAGGCGTTCCCGCCGACCGAGGTCATCGGCTCCAGCGGCGGCACCTACAGCTACATCCCCGCCGTCGGCGTCATCGGCAAGGACCGCCGCGTCAAGTTCCAGGTCGCCCACTACGGCACCGGCCCCCTCGTGCTCAAGCGGGCCGAGCTCAAGGCCCACCTCTGGGCCCTCTGACCCACCCGACCCCTACCAGGAGCAACCATGAAGATCTTCGGCAGAGAGCCTGCCCTCATCATCGCCGGCGTGTCCGCGGGCCTCAGCCTGCTCGTCACGTTCGGGTTCGGCCTGTCCGCGGAACAGGCCGGCGCGATCGTCGCCGTCATCAGCGCCGTGTTCGCCGCCGCCACCGCCGCGATCACCCGGCCGATCGCACCGGCCGCGTTCACCGGCCTCGTCGCCGCCGTCGCCGCACTCCTCGCCGCCTACGGCCTCGACCTGTCCACCGAGAAGATCGGCGCCCTCAACGCCGTCGTCCTCGCCGGACTCGCCCTCCTCACCCGCGGCCAGGTCGCACCGTCCACCCCGAGCACGCCAGCCGCGGCCGAGCCGACACGGACGGTCTGATGGGATGCCGTGCGGCCCGGCGGCTACAGAAGAAGCTGGGCCGCCGCGGCGCATTCCTCGCCATCCTCGGCGTCGGACAAACCTGCTGGGGCATCTCGTTCCTCGTCGACCCTCCCGGCGACCACGGCCTCACCCTGCTCACCAGCGTGTGCAGCCTTCGCCACTGGGCGTGGCTGTGGATCGGCTGCGGCATCGGCACCCTCGCCGCAGCACTCGTCAAAGTTGGCCGGGACTGGCTCGGCTTCCTCGCCGCACTCGCTCCCCCCACCGTGTGGGCCCTCGCCTACACCGTCGCCGTCATCACCGGCGACTACTCACGCGGCGGCTTCGTCGCCATCTGGTATCTGACCTCGCACGTCGGGGTCATCATGTGGGCGGCCACGGTGCCCGAATACTCGGTCCCCCCAGCTCCGCGGCCCCGGAGAGGCAAGGCCGCATGAACGTCGGCGAATGGGCGGGAATCATCACGGCCGCCGGAAGCGTCCTCGGAGGCGGAGGCTGGTTCGTCTCCCGCGCCACCGTCCGCGCCGGCCAGGCCACAGCCGCAGCCACCGAAGCCGCGGCCCGAGCCAACGCCGCCCCCGCACAGCAGGCCGCCAACCTCGCCGTCCTCGAAGCCACCGTCCGCCGCGTCGACGAAGAGAACGGGCAGCTACGCGGCAAGATGTCCCGCCTGGAACGCGTCGTCAGCGCCTTCGCCTGGACCACCGACCGGTGGGCACGCCAGATGCTCCGCGCCGGCATCGACCCTGAGCCTGCGCATCCTCTGGTCGACGAGTACAACCGAACTGGAGTCTGACCATGTCCGACCCGGACCCGATTCCGTTGCAGCCCCGACCCGACCCGGGCGCCGCCGACGCCGGCAGCCTCGAGAGGATGGGCCGCATCGACCCGCAGCCCATCCCCGAACCCGCCACCCAGCCGTTCCAGGAACCGGTCTACCCCGACCTTCCCGACGAGCAGCCAGCATGACAGCGCCCCGCCCTCCATCACGGAGGGCGGGGCGCCTTCGACGTTTCCGGGTCAGTCCCAGCCGCCCAGCAGGCCACTGTTCAGCTGGGCTGTGCAGATGTTGTAGTCGCCCTCCGCGTGGCCCTTCTTCGTCTCGCCGCCGACCGTCACCGAGCAGTTGATATCGCCGCTACCCATCAGCTGCGCCGACACGTGGTAGTAGAGGGCGTCACCATCGAGCTTCAGCGTCTCCTCGAACGGCAGACCCTTACCGGAGCGACTGTCGGAGTCCGAGCCGTAGTTGATGTCGACCCCGGCCGGGCCCGACCCCCACGCCTTGAACACCACCTCACCCGACGGCGCCTCCTCCTTCTCGGCGGGCTTCTCCTCTGCCTTCGGCTTCACCGTCTTCGTCACCGTGACGGTCGGCGCCGGCTTCGCGTCGTCCTTCGCCGGCTTCGCCGGCTTCGCCGCGGCAGCGGACTCGGTGACGGTCACGGTCGGCTGCGGCTTCGCCTCGGCGCTCGTCTTCTCCTCGCCAGCACCTGCGGAGCCGATACCGACACCGATCAGCAGGGTGAGGACCGCGGCCGGGATCAGGATCCGCTTCCGCGCCCACTTCGGTCCTCCCCGCTGCGGGCCGGGCGGCATCGGAGGCTGCCCCGGCAACGGCGGCTGGGCAGACGGCGGCTGATTGAACGACATGGAACCCCCCTAGGTTGCGTGACGACACCGTAGAGCACATGTGATGAAAATGTGCACACGAGTCGCCGAACCGTGACAGGGGGGGGCTTGCCGGCGATAGCCGTGCTCCCGCTTTCAGGTGCGAGAGGCCCCGTCTGTCTGCCGGGGCGAATGGCCGACTGCCATCATCGGCCGATGGAGTACTTCACCCTGGTCGCGAAGAAGACAACGAGCCACGAACCCGGCGCCGTTGAGGCGGCCCTACGCCAGGCCTGGAACGCCTGCGCCGGCGCAGCGTGCCCCAAGTGCCACGTCCCGGCCGGGCAGTACTGCCGGAACAGCACCGCGGGCGTCATGTACGTAACCCGCTTCCACCGGCCCCGCCAAGACGCGGCCGGCGTCCCGCAGATCCTGCCACCGGTAGGGATCCACGGGCTGAACTGGGCGACGGGCAAGGGTCGCTACCGGTGGGACGACCGGCGCGTACCCACCGTGTGAGTCGCAGAGGTAGCGCATAACGTTCCCTAAAGTGCTGGAGTTACGGCCAGCTGGGCACCCTGGGCGCTGTCCGCTGCAGGTGTCGATCCAGTACAGGATGCGTTCGTCCCGCGCGCACACCGTTGATGTGCTCGCAGGTCTTCGCCCCGCCTGTGAATGAGGCCCCAGTACGGACCGCCATCACAGCGAAGAACGTCTTGCCTTCCGGTGATTGAGGGCTCGTCGTCCAGTCATAGGTAGGCCCGTCTCGCAGCGCACGGTCGATCAGGATGGCTCCGAGCCCCTGCCGTTGAACCTCAGGCGAGAGTGAGATCTTGGAGATCACGCCCCTGCGGCAGGTGTGGCAGACCTTCCAGACGAGCCGTGCATAGTCGAGGCCCTGACGGTCATAGACGCGGATGTTCTGGTGGCTTGCTGGCGTGGCGTCGGGCCAGTGAATGAAGAAGCGGTGCGTCCACGGGTGCCGGATGCGGATCCACTGCCACTCGGCGTCGTCCATCCCTTCCGGTGCTCTCACTTACTCCCCCAGGGTCGTGTCTCGGGATGGTGTCCCATAGCCCCGCAGTGTGCGCCAGCCCCGCCATTGGAGCGAGCGTGGGCTTGTGGTTGCGGGCTGGCTCCTCGATATCATGCACAACCGTGGCCCCGCTCCCATCGAGGAGCGGGGCCACGGTGTCGTGCTCAGCGGCTCTCGCGGATCGCGTCCGCCAGATCCTTGAGCGCGGCGCCGACTGTCAGGAGAGCATGCACCTGGGCCCTTGCCAGCATGGCCACCTGGTCCTCGGACCCGGCGTCGCCGGCATAGGTGTCGTCCAGGTTGTTCAGCGCCCGAGCCTGTAGCTGGTCATACCGTCGCTCCATCATGCCCACCCTTCGTCGCGTTCCGGCGTCGCGAGTCTGCCGAATCTGGAGTCGGCTGTCAGCAAGGCCTCCAGGTGGCTGTTCATCAATCGGTCGAGACGTGAATCTGAAGACGATCAGGCGGCAAGTCGCAAACTCCAAGTACCAGTTGTTCAGAAACCCGTTCATCTACTCGCTTCGTTCATCTACTATGGAGGCCCGTTAGATGAACGAAGGAGAGGTTCTATGGCCCTAGTTGGGCTCGTCCGGGTGAGCACCGACAAGCAGAACACCGAGCGGCAGCACGACGCCCTCGACCCGATCTGCATCAAGGTCTTCGAGGAGAAAATCAGCGGCAAGCTCGCCGCCGAAGAGCGCCCCGCCCTTTCGGTAGCCATCGAGTACCTGCGCGACGGCGACATGCTCTGCGTTCAGGAAGTCGACCGGCTCGGCCGCAACCTCCTCGAAGGGCTGATCGTTCTCAACGACCTCTTCGAACGCGGTATCGCCGTCAAGGTGCTCGAAGGCATCGCTGCCGGCGAGCACAAGGAACGTTCACTGATCCTCGACCTCGCCCTAGCGCTCGCCGAGGACCGCAGGCGCGACATCGTCAAGAAGACCAAAGACGGCCTGGAGTCCGCCCGTAAGCGCGGGCGCATCGGAGGCCGCAAGCCCGTCATGACCGAGACGCTCACCGTCCAGGCCGCCGCCCTGCGCGACCGAGGCTTCACCATCCGGCAGATTCAGCCCCACCTTCGCATCGCCGAGGGAGCCAACAGGGGCAAGAACCCGAGCGTTGGAGCCATCTCGCAGGCGCTCCGTCGGCATGACGAAGAGGAGGGGTGCACATGACGGACAACCCGTCGAAGTTCTGGGACATGGTCCCGGAGGCGGCCGTCCACATCGACGCGCTGATGGACCTCTTCCGTCAGGCGTGCCAGCGGCAGGGGTGGACGCTGTGTGCGGAGCGCGGCTTGATCGGCTGGGCCGAGGTCAGATGCGGTGTCGGGCACGAGTTCAGCGTGCGCGCGTGGGACCTCGTATCTGGGAGCAGGCCTCCCTCGATAAGCCCTAGTGAGCCCTGGTGTACGAAGTGCCGCAAGGCAGATTGGGTCGCCGAGTGCCTGGCCATCCTGGAGTCTGCAGCTGAAGCTCAAGGCGTAGAGCTCACGGCCACCGACGAGCAGGACGAGTCCGGGGAAGGGCATGTCGTGTTCGCGGCGACGTGCCCGAAGGGGCACCGCTCCCAGTTGTCTGGGCGTGACGCGAGGAGTTGGCGCGGCGAGCCGGTCGACATCCTGTGCCCCGACTGTCGGGTGGCTGCCAGGGCAGCGGAAGGGTTCGCCAAGATCGAGCAGGTTCTCCGAGAGACTCGATCTACCGTGGTGAAGAGGTATCGCAACGCCGCCGAAGTCAGATGCCGTCGCGGCCACCTGCACACGTTCTACGTCGACAGTCCGGATGGACGCGACGCCATCCGTTCGGACTTCTGTGGCGATTGCGGAAGGCTGGCCCAGTTCCAGGAGTTCCTGGAGCAGGCCAAGGATCTCGGGATCACGGTGCTTGAGTCACAGTGGATAGCCAAGTCCCGTGCCCACCGGGCGGTCTGCTTCGCCGGGCACGAGTTCGGCCTCATCCCGAACAAGATGAAGCGAGGGTGCCCCGAATGCCCGCGCGGGATGTACGGCGGCGCCGTCCCACCCCACGACGTCTACTACGTCGTGAGCGGGCTCGACGTCACCACCGGCAAGGAGACCGTGAAGCCCGGCATCAGCTCCGGCAAGGGCTACAACCGGCTGCGACAGCACGCCGAGGACGGCCTGAAGGCACAGCATCTTCGGATCCAGGGACTACCCCTCGGTATGGCGAGGGCGCTGGAGACGTTCGTCCTCGCCGGGCTCGACAGGAAGGGATGGGTGTCCACGCGAGGCGTCGAGTACTTCCCGGCGGCAGCCCTCACGGACGTCATAGATCTGGTGGGCGAGTGGTTCACGGCCCAGGCTGGGCTCTCCACCCGCCCGATCGTCGTCGACGCCGGCGACATCCTCGAAGCCGCCGGAACGCCTGGGTCGCCTGACGTGGTGGACCTCGACGTAGACACGGCCGTCGTCTTCGACTCCGACGACCTGAGGGCTGTCGCAGCGTTGACGCGCTGAGCGTCAGCCTCACGTGCCAGACTGGCTTTGACCCCGTCGCGCATCCCCCGTCGCGGCGGGGTCTCTGGTGGTCGCTCGCCGGTCTGATGAGTGCCTGCACTTGGGTGACGTGTCGTTGAACCTGCCGCTGGGGATGGCGTGTTCCGATATCACCGACGCATGATCACCGCACGCGGCCTGCTTGCTGCCGCTCTCCTCGCCCTGCCTCTCGCTGCTCCTGCTGCCGCCGCACCTGCGGAGGCGCTGCCGATCGCTGACGCGGTCGCCGCCCTACCGGTGGCCGACGAATCCCGCGACGGCTACACCCGCAGCGCCTTCAAGCACTGGGTCGACGCCGACAAGGACAGCTGCAACACGCGCATGGAGGTGCTGATCGCCGAGTCGCGGGTGCCGGCCACGGTCGGTTCGGGCTGCAAGGTGACGGCGGGGGAGTGGTTCTCGTACTACGACGGCGTGACGGTGACCGCCCCGGGTGGTTTGGACATCGACCACATGGTGCCGCTCGCCGAGGCGTGGGACTCGGGTGCAAGCGCGTGGTCGGCGGAACGGCGGGAGCAGTACGCCAACGACCTCGACGCCGAACGGTCCCTGGTGGCCGTGACTGCCCGCACCAACCGCAGCAAATCCGATCAGGACCCGGCGGACTGGCTGCCGCCTCTCGCGGACGCCCGCTGCACGTACCTCGCCGACTGGGTGGGCACGAAACTCCGCTGGGGCTTGAGCGTCGACGAGCCGGAGCGGGAGGCGCTCGCCGAGCTGGCCGGCGGGTGCGGGCAGGAGACCGTCGACTACGAGCCCGCACCGTAGGGCGCGCGTTCATCCCTCCAGCTTCGGCAGTTCCCCGGGCTTGACGGTCACCTCGTTGATGTCGCGGGCTCCGGCGGTCTCCAGCTCGCGGCGCTGCCGGTCGGCGGATACCCGGTCGTAGGCGACGGCTGAGGCCCGTCGGGTGCCGTCGGGGGCGGTCCAGGTGAAGCCGAAGCTCTGCATCGTTGCGGTCATGGGACGCATCTTGCCCGGTGGCACTGACAGTGGTTCCGGAGGAAGCGCCCGCCCCTTCCGTCAGAGGCGGGCGCTGCCACGGTGCCGGGGGCCGGCTGGCTCAGCTCTCGTGGATGTGGGTGAGGCTGCCGTCCTGCTGCTCGTAGTGGGAGAGGGCGAGGCCGAGGCCGAAGAAGGTGGGCGCCCATTCGCCGACGAAGAGGCCCCAGCGGTCGGCGCGGGCGACGCCGCCGACGGGTTCGGCTTTGAGACTGGCGGCCCAGGCGGCGACGGTGAGGCCGATGGACGCGAACGCGGCGAGGTAGGCGTGCTCGCTTTTGACGCCCGTGTCGTGCAGCTTCTTGACGATCATTGGTGGCTCCGTTCCTGTGGGGTCGGGAGTCGGAGTTCCACGTCTCCCTCACCCCATGCGCCGCTTTTGCGCCTAATCGCCTAGTCTGATGCTGCTCGGGGCTGCCTTGGAGGTTCGTC